TATTTTCCAGCCTTCTTTGCCTTTCCGCCCATTCCACCTTCATCAATCTCTACGTCTTCACTAAACTTCTCATTACCCTTACGATACTTAGTATAAACTCCAGGGATTTTACGCTGCTTTACGCCGGGTTCTTTATTCTTTGCCTGATCTTTTTCGCGAGCCTTTGCTGCTCTGGCAATCTTTGCTTTCCTATCCCTATCTCGTTCTGCCGTGGTGTTTGGATTTGCAGGTATTGATGCATAGCCCTTCGCTTCTTCGACATCTTCCTCCGAAACAGGAGCATTGGCCAGTTTCCCAAGAGGAGCACCAAATTGCTTAAATGCAAACTTGCTCATCTTTGCAAAGCCAGCCTTATTAGCATTTAAAAGACCTGCCATCTTTTTTTGATTGTGTACATTTAATGCACCATGAACAGCCAGGAGGGCATTGGCTGTCGTCATGTCAACTGCCATACTAGACCCATCTTCTAATCTAATCGTCTGGGCCTGTTTTCTTGCAACGATTTTCTTTAAAGTATCAAACGCATTTTCATCAAGCTCTTCTTCAACTTCTTCTTGCATGTACTCAGACTTTAGGTTCTTGGTTGCAGCCTGTTGTGTCATCTGTGCCATTGTGCCGGATGATGTCACACGACCAGCGGCTGTAGTATACTGCCCAAGTTTATCTTTTACATAGATTGGACGTACAGCATCGACTTCTGTGTGTGTGCGATCAAGGTCATCTTCAAGTTCGTCAAACTCGTCTGGATCAGAAGGATCAGAAGCGACCTTATCTGGACCAAGTTTGACGTTTTTGTCGTCCTCTCGGTCGGCCGCAACTTCCCACATATGTTGCCGTCTATCTTGTCTAATCTCTCGAAATGTTTTAGGCATGATTAGTCGTCCTCTTCATCGTCTCCATTTTTCTTTTTCTTTTTCTTTTTTCCATTGTCATCATCATTATCATCGTCGCCGTTGTCGTCATCGTCGCCATTTCCATTCTCATCGTCGCCGTTGTCATCATCATCGCCATTCTTCGCAAACGGGTTCTTCTTCTTTTTCTTCTTCCCGTTTTCTTCGGCGTCATCGTCATCATCGGCCTTTTCGTTGAACATTTCACTAGCCATAGAAATCTTTTCTAATTCTAATGCATCTGCAACTTTAGAATCTAGTGCAGCGAAAATACTATCCTTCATTCCAGTAGGATCATCATTAAGAGCACAATTAATCGCATCTCTAACACTCATTACTTTTGCCTCCTATAAAAAAACTGTATCCCTATTTATAAAACTAAGAAACTCCTGGGCCATTATTATTGTTATTAGAAGATTTTGGTCGGCCATTCCCATTGGGCCTAGCCGGTGCAGGAGCAGGGCCGGCAGCCGCAGGAGGAGCTGGAGGCATTGGTGGTGCTCCAAACTCATCCCCGCCTACGGGCTCAGGATCAGGTTCTGCATTAATCTGCTTATCAATCTCTTCTATTTCTTCGTCGGATTGCTTTAGAATATTTTTGCGTAACCATTCGGCCGAGTAGTACATACCTTTAAACTCTTCCATGTCGCGCACCAACTCTACACGATTTCTTATCATCTCTGCTTCTTGAAGCTCCATGAAATGTGTATCTTTTGTATAATCGAACTTAATAAAAGATTTCATATCTTCCCAATCTTCTTTTACAATGACACCCTTTAGTCTTAATTGTGTTTCAAGAAGATTCAAGAAAAGATGATTGAAACGATGGCGCACCCTTGAGATATATTTTCCAAACTTAACTTCGTCGCGCGTGATCTCTGCGGATCGACCAATGTTAAATCCTGATTCTGACTCTAGTCTGGATGCAGGAACGCGCAAAGACTGGTACAACTTCTTTCGGAAATATTGAATGTCTTCAATCTCTCCTAGATTTTGTCCACCAGGAAGGGTAGTGATCTCTGTACCTCTACCACCCTCTCGTCGGGGCAACCAATAGTCTTCTAGCATGGTACGATGAGTTCGTTCGTCACGAATCTCACCTGTATTAGAATCATAAACGAGACGATTCTTGAATCGTGTCATAATATCTCGTAGATATTGTTCGGCCTTGATCTTAGGAAGATTCCCAACGTCAACATAGAAAATTCTACGCTCTGGTGCGCGGGAGATTCTATAGATTACTACTGCATCTTCGATCATGCGAAGCTGATTATAAGGCTTGATAGATTGATGAAGATTCCCTAGCACCATGTTTCTCTTGGAATTTAAAATGCCAGAGTGGACATGTAGAATACTGTCTTTTGCGATCTTTACATCCGTCCCTTGTTTCTGTTCAAACCCCTGTTCATTGTAAATGAAAAACTCTTTGGGTTTTTTGATCAAGGGAACATCATTAGGTCCTTTAACTTTTTTAGTCTCTCTTACTTTTCTAATTTTTCTGGGATCAAGGGCCCTTAGTTCTTGTATTCCTTGATTGGGATTCTCTACGTCAATAACAATATGGTAATACAATCTCCCATCCACATACCATCTTCTAAAAACATCAAAACAATGGTCATTGAAATCTAAGAGGTGTATAATGTTATCAAATTCATCATATATTTTTGTTTTGATAGCATTTGGCTGATCTAAATTGTCAAGATCTATTCTAATAGGTTCTTTCTTATCTTGAATAACTAGTGTTTCATTGACAATATCATCAATTGCAAAACTACACTCTGGATAGAGTGACATTTCACGATAACGAGTAACAAGTTCAGCTTCATTTTTTGCTGCGGCTTCTAGGTCGAGATAACTTCCATAGGCTTGGCCAACAGCATAAGTAGGTTGGATGGTAATTGCACCATCTTCGTTCTCAGGAAGAGCAAAACTAGGTTTTGATGCTGCCTCCTGATCAGTCTCTTCCCTCCCAATTTTAAAACCAAATAACTTTAATGCCATATTATAATTTCCTATCTAGATTAAGGAAAGATAAAGAACATGGGCCCGTTAAGACCCACACTCCAAATCTATTTATTTTCACTTGTATTTATTAGAAATTTAACGAGTCTACAACCTTACTGGTTAGGCCACCTGCTTCTCCAGAAAAGCCCGCAACCCAATAATCATATTGCCATGTGACCGTAAGCTCTTCTAATGAATCATTTGTTCCCCAATCAAGATCGATTGCAGATAACGTGCTAGGCCAAATATTATGAAAGGTAAAGGTCTTGAGTCTATCACCATTCATACCAAACTGCGAAACTGTCGCATCGGTCTGATACTGTCTCACAGATCCAGCCAATCTAATATTACTCAATGGACCATTCATTAACTCAATCCAATTCCTAACACCATCATGGACTGCAAAATCTTCATCGTTGAATACTGTTGTAGTCCAATCTCCATATGTCCTATTCCCAGCAAATTTGGCAGTACGGCCAAAATATGGCAAGTCAATCATCCCTATGGTAGACTCTGGAAGCGAAGCAGCCTTACATGTGAAGGTCATCTTTCTGTTGATTCCCGTATCGGCTCCTAAACCTGAAGCCAATGCAGGAAATTCCATTTGGACTTCAAATAGATTAGGCCTTGCTCCTCCACGAGTCAGTCCACTCTTAAAATCGTCAACGCTAAAGGGCATTTTGTGTCTCCTTTTCTACTATCTGTAGTAGTATTTATGCCTTGTACTTAAATTGCTCCTACAATTTCACTAAATTCGACACCTGTCGAAGCAGCAACAAAGTTCAGTTGGATGTAATTGATTGAACGAGCAGGCTTAATGTAAATATCACCAACAAACTCGTTTCTATCGATTACACTTCCTGGATTGTTTGAATCATCGCAAATGACCTTGAAGTCTGTAATGCCTCTACGTCCCTTAATATCTCGAAGGAATGGTTCAACCATATTTCGGAATTGTGCTCGCGTAAATTCATCGTTGAACTCAAAGAGCAAGAACTTAGCAGCCGTTGAGATTGCCTTCTCCAAAACAATAAACAATCTTCGCACATTAACTCGATCAAATGCGCTATTTCTGCCATAGAGAGTTTTATCGCCAAACAAAACTGTTCCTCTACCTGGGAATGTTACCACAGGATTAACTTCAGCCCTATAGAGATCATCTCTTTGAGCCTTATTTGGACTCCAGGCTAACTTGACAACATTCTTAATCTGCCCTCGATTATAACCAGCAGGCGAGAACCATGGATCACGTTCGGTGTCTGTCCGGACAATACAACCAGCTACGTCAGCGTTCAATGGAATCCAACGGAATGCATCGGTATACTTATCATGGATATACTTCCAACCGCTATCGGCCATTGCATAAGAACTACTGACACCAAGCACATTGTTTCTCCAATCTAATACATTACCAAGAACTTGTTCGACGCTGTTGTATCCAGTAGGAACAACATCGGCCCTTTCAGGCGAGACACATACAATACAATCCTTTCGCGCCTCTGCAATATTTTCAATAACATGCTTAGAAACTGTTGCGCTTGCATCACCAGTAAAGATAACAGAAAGATCAATATCCTCTGTATTTCGATACAAGTCATAGGCAAGTTTCTTACCACCATCGGTGGCAGATCCTGAAGATGCTCCAGTTAACGATTCTGCATTTGAATTGGGCTCGATCCCAAATTCTACAGCGGCCGCATTGACTGTCGTTCCCCATTCGGTAGTATTTCCACCAGGATGGACAGTATCGCCCCAGTAAACCCAGGCAGACCTTTCATTAATCGAATCTGCATAATAAAGTCTTCTTCCTGTTTCTGGATCTGTTGCGTTCTTGGCTTTTGAGAGTCCTGTATGAAGTTCAAGAACCGTATCTTTAGTGCCCGTGATTCCCCCGTCTTCATCTACAATAGCAATATGTAGAGCATCCGCAACCACATTGTTCACGCCGTCTACATTGAATCCTTTGCCCCAAGTTGTTGTAGTGGGTGCGGCATCAAAATATCTTGCATATTCCCATTCTCTCTTGATTGCAGCCGTGTCTGTAATATTTTCAACAAGGCCAGGGAAAACAGTTACAGTATTCCCGTAGTTATCAGGCCCTGCGGCAAGTGCCGTAACTCTATATGTTTGGCTAGGATAAGTTTGTGCCGGGAATGAAATAATATCACCCACCTTAATTGCTCCCTTATCCATAGCCGAAGCAGTAGCATAGTCGCCACCAAAATTAAATGAAGTTTGTCCTGTAACTATTGGCCCACCCTTATAGGAAGCATTTGCATAATTTGCAGCGGCATTTGAATATGCAGCCGCACCCGTAGCCATAGAAACTTTTAATGAATTTCCTAAAACCCCAGGATACCTAGCCACCCATTTAACACCAGCTTTCTTTGCATACGATTCATTAAACTGGTTATGGTGATTGATTTTGGGAGCATCTGCTCCAGAAGCTGCATTATTTGAGCTATTATTTGCTCTGACAACTCTTAATTTATTGCTATACTTCAAAAACTGAGCCGCTGATAACCATGACTCCTGAGTCGTGTCCTGTGAATTTGAAGTAGGGCGTCCAAATAAACTGATTAAATCTTGTTCACTTGAAACCAGCATGACTACTTCAGCCGGGCCCCATTGGGCATCGATTACAGTACCTCCGTCTGTAGTAGAAACAGAGGGAATAGTGGTAGTCAAGTCAATTTCTCTAACGCTTACGCCTGGTGAAACTTGAAATGGCATTTTAAAACTCCTTGTAGTAAAAAATATTGTATATCAAAAGTATATTTTGCACTTCTGCTGATATTTATAAAATAGCAAGATTTGAGTACAATATTCTTCTAATAGAAGTCATCCTTCAAGGGTTTTACTGTCTGCCATAGAGTTCCGCTATTATCGACAAAGCTATCCTCTACCATATACATTCCGTCGTCTATGATTCCAAAGGGAAGCATGTTTTCCATCTCAAGAGAAGCCTTTTCTTCTAACATCTTTCGACGCAGATCGAGATTGGTCATCTCGGTAAAGTAAGGCTGGGTTGTCAGCCATGCAAAAAGAACCAGCGTCATAACCAAGTCATCATTGTATCCTGCATCGGCCTCATAGGAATATCCTTTTGAGATGAAAGAGGTTAATTCCGATATAGTATCAAAATCCTCAATGAGCAGCTTATCATCCTCGATTGCGTTCTTGAGATTGAGACACCCCACCTGCTTTACCTTCTGTGTCGTCTTTATTCCCAACTGCGACTGCCCGGCACCAAATCCCCCTCCAAGGCATTGGCCGGCTCGACCTCTTTGCGTGACCATTAACATGTTCTCATACTCTAGTTCATAGTGCATAATATCGGCCACTTGCTGCCCGATGTCATTTATTTCGATAAAGACATAGGCATTATTATATTTTTTGGCCACGTCATGAATGATACTGGGATACAACATAGGGGCAATCGAGTTACTTCTGTACTTGGCCACCTGTTTATATGGTATTTGCGATGAGTCGATGACAGAAAATGCAGAATAGTCCAACTCTTCGCCATGTGATACATCGACAACAATGACATAGGCCTTTCCATCTTTCGGTTGTTCATAGATGTCCAAGTGTTGTCTGACTTCGACAGGTTCTTTGAATGGCATTGTCTTTAACTTGGCTGCGCTGATGAGTGTGTTTATTGATCCAACAAAATCACACTCAAATTCTTGGGCAAACTGCTCCTTGCTCGTATTTCTAATCGTTTCATCGCGCCACTTATCGTCACGCCCTGGTACTTCTCTCCAATGAACCTCGATTGGTACATAGTCATTCTTCTTTTCTTCGGCATCACACCAGAGTTTATAGAAATGATTCATACCATAAGGTGTGCTGACAATAATGACCTTTGTGGACTCACCAGAAGAAATTGTAGGATAGACAGAACTAAAGAACTCGTCTGCAATATTTCGAGGCACAAAGGCAAACTCGTCTAACAGAATCATGTTAAACGACCCACCACGAATTGCACTAGATGAGGTTGCAGCAGCAACAATCTTAGAACCGTTCTCTAGCTGCATGTCCCCACGATTCCAAATCTTGATTCCTTGTTGTAGGAACTTAGGAAGATTCTCATAGGCCAGTTGCAGTCTGCCTAGAATCTCTCGGGCCAACGACCCCTTATTTGCAAGGATGGCAATATTGACATTCTCATTGAACAAAATGAAATGCAAGAAGTAGGCAATAACCGTGGTCGTCTTTCCGGACTGTCTCGGGAGCTTTGCAATCGTAAATCTGTTGCTGTGGACTGTATTGACAATCTTTTTTTGAAAGTCATACAAATCAAAAGGAATAATACCTTGGTCCACATTGACAATTTTGATAAAATTTTCAATGAAATATATAGGATCCTTTGAACACTTTACATACTCCTCAACTTCTTCTTTTGTGAATTCATGTGGAGCATTTGTTCCCTTTAGTAAAGGATTGCCTAGATAGGCGTCATTACTACTCGTCTGCGCCATCTAGTTTATCTCCTTTAAGAAGTTTCTGGAGTTCATGTGTACTTCCTACAAAGAGAGCGTTTTTGATTGTTCTTGGGTTGGCATTCTCTTTCTTTTTCAATGTCTTCATACTCTTTTGTAGTTCGATCAACTGCTGATTAGCCTCTACCATGTTCTTGATGATTTGCCCCACAACCTCATAGGCTCTTGGATGCTCACTCTCTTGGGCTAGTTCTAATATTCCATCAAGTGCAGATGAACCCTTTGTGATAATTTCTTTGAGATTGTCTCGTGTGTAATTATAGTCTTGGTCTACATCGGCGTTTGCCTTCTCAGTAAAGTCTTCCACTATTTCCAATTCTTGTTCTGCCATTTTAATATTCATCATCTCCTGTTGTCAAATTTCTTCTTCTTCCATCATCAAAGAATGTGGTTGTCTCGATTATTCCCCAATCATCATTAGCATCAATAAGATCTACTGCTATTGACGGAATATATGGACTGGCATTGCTGCTCCAACTATTTGAAGTTGGTAAACCATTCGATGTTAACCCAGGCTGTAGATAAACTCTAGAAGCCAACTTGGATGCATTTTGTGCTCCTTGGCTAATATCCCCCGCATCATATTCACCGTCTGGAATATTGAACGAAAGTTTATAAACTGATGTGGCGTCTGGTATTGTACTAAACGCAGGTGAAACGTTTGCAGTCTGTGAAGACGCATCATATCCAACAACTTTTCTTTCTGTTCCAAAAACTCCCTTTGCTGTTCCTGAAGTGATGTTTATAGTTGCTCCATTATAGAAGTCGCCTACAATAGAGGCAGTATTAGCCAACCTAATTTGATTGATCGCAGTAGTATTAGTAGACCTGGCAGTTGCAGTCTCGACTGAATATTGTGACGGAGTGTAAAATTCTATATAAGCCTTCTTGATTAGCCCTCCGCCTTCCTTTACTGGTCCATACAGATAACCCTTTAGTGTAAAATCTAGCGTCCATACCAATATTCGTCGTTCCTCAAACCCTCCTTCATAGTTATCCTCTTTACTTATACCATTTAGAACAATAGGAGCATCGGACTGTATCCCCAAACTTGTCATACTTGCAATAGATACAGTAAACTCTGGAGTAAAGAAGGGAAGAATCTGCTCCACAATATTAGATGCATCTTCGGTATTTCTTGAATAGATATGTAAAGAAAATCCTATGTCATATGGAACTGGAGAAAAAACCGATGACAGATGAGTCGCATTTGAAGAATTAGTATATTTTCTAAACTTGTTAACGGTACTTAGTTTACGTTCCCCTGCATAATTCATAGTAGTCATCTCAAAACTCATACGGGGAAGAACAATCGCAGGCTGTCTTGTCAAATTTGGATCTTGTGTCAATCTAGCCAAAAATCTTTCTTGAGGAGCATAAGAAAGAGGAACCCGAAGGTATCTTGTAGCTTGAACACTATTAGGATCTTCTCTAATTACAGAAACATTATTAAATATTGTTCCAAAGGCAACAACATAGTCTCTTAATATTCCGTGGCCATATGTTACACCTAACATCAGAAATTACCAAACGGATTGCCGTCGCTAAAATCAAGAATATTATCGGCCGCGTTCTCGATAGAAATATTGTCATCTTCAGGGTTTCTAAAAGTCTCTATCGCAGTAGCTTCATTTGTCGTGCTATCAACATCAGTGTTGGCATATGTAAAGTCTGTTTCGAGTTTATCAACCTCTGAAATACCAGTATCAATCTTCTCACTACCATAGACAAACAATTCACATTTTAAATCATATACAGGCAATGTTCCCAACGGATAAAATCTTTCTTCGTGTTCTACAAACTTTATCTCAAAAATCTTTTTATTCAATGGGAAATATATCAAATCGCCTTCTCTTGGTCTGGAATAGTCGGCTTGTGTTGCAGGAAGTGTTGAATATCCAGAAACCATACTGTCAAATCTTCTTTGCGAAACTGTAAATGTAATTTGATCGCGAATCTCTAATCCAAACCTAGAAAGGAAATCACCTTCCCCTTCAAATCCCTCTACATTTTTAACATACATTTCAATTACATAGGCATGATTAAACTGTGAAAAAAGATCCTCCCCATATATCCTATCTTCAACTACAAGAGATCTAGGCATCCAATAGACATCAATTCCGTAAAACCTAATAGACTCTTCGACTAAATCGTTTAATAGATTTTGTTCTTGGACGTTTTCAAAATTATTAATGTAGAGATTAGTAGGCATTATAGCTTCCCTCCCTAAGCCATCATCATATCAACAGGAAGCTCATATTTGAGTGACATTTCTTCTCGTAGTCTTTCTAATTCCGTCCTGGCATCTTCCAGAATAGCTCTTCCGTTTAGAGTTACACCTCCTGGCAATTGAACTCCATCATATTTACTAAGATTCATTCCCCATTGCTCTTTTACTAATGATGTCAAATACTGTTTTAGAAAATGATCATTATACACATCAGTATAATTGGCCGGATCAATTATCTTAAAGGCTTCGATAATAAGAAACTCTCCAAGCTGAGCATCATTTTTCCAATCCCAATCAACGTATAATTTATTCATATTTTTACTAAATCTAACTGGAACTTGGCCCGTTAATAACTCTTCAATGAGAGAAATATTTTTCATTCTCATTTCATATGTCAATAATTGATACCCTCCCAGATAGGTACCAAAAGTCGTCAGATCGCTCAATCTCATTTGGTATCTAATGTCCCACATACCAATCGTAGAGCTAGTGGGCCTAAAAATCTTTGTGATTCCTATATACGAATCAGAAGTATCTGGCAATTGATCTTCAGAAATAGACCCTCCCGAAGTATTTGACCAACCAACAGAAGGCACACTAATATACTGATTATCTATATCGGTCTGTGTTATTTGATGTTTTTCGTATACCTTTTCGACTGCATCAAAATGATATTCTTGGAAAAACTGTAGTGCATCGTCTACACGATCCTCTACCTGAAGGTCGTCTACATTGATGTCAATAACTGGATGACCAAGTTTTCTCAGACAATATGTCTTTAGTTCTTCTCTAGTCGATGGTTTAGGCATTTTTACTTAAAACCCCTTTTTCTATAATCTACCTACCCCTATTTATATAATTTCTACATCGTCTACGGTAATAGGATTTACTGGATCTGGTATTAGTGCAAAAGTATCAACGTCACGAAGAGAAGTAAAGTGACATTGCTCCATAATAACAAATACAGACTCCGAATCTTGTTCGACCATTTCTCGTTCTGTCGTATTTGCTAATGTAGTAGTTTGTTCTTCCATCACACCAGCAAATGCATTTTCTTTTGCCATAACTGTAAAACATGTAGTGTTATTGCTAGAGGCAACTCCACCAAGATTAGTGTTTATTGGGGAAGAATGAAGAAACGGCGAATCTACAATTGAATTGGCTGTCCATGGTGTCCATCCTATAGTGTCATTTCCGAAAAAACTATTCATAGATCCAGTAGGTGAAAACCCAATGCATGATTCTACTTCTCCAATCCATAACTCCTCTTGTTCAAATTCGCATGTAATAATAAAAAGAAAATGGTCTTTAGTAGATACCAATGTAATATTTCTCATACCTTAAACCCAACCCTCTAGAATCAAGGTCTTTAGACGATCCGTGGATATTGTCAAAGTACCAGAAATATGCCAGCCAGGGTAGGTTGTGTCGTCTATATCATCTGTAATGGTGTCTGGTGGATTAGGCGGAAAACCCTGACTGTGCCAAGAAGGAAGAAAATCTCTCATATATTCATAGTATGATGAAACGTTTCCGTCTCCGGGTAATAACTGATTGACGACAGATTCATTATCCGATCTGAGCAAGATCAAAAAAGAAGCATCTGTAATAGCCTCTACTGAGAGCGTAGTATTTGGCGGAACATCATTAACTGAAATTGCACTATAGGTGGCCCCTGCTATAGGCACCGACATTGTAATCCCATTAATAGAAACAAGTCCTTTTGTAACCACAATTTGATACATCTCATCAATCGACCAGTCATGAACAATTGTTTCGCCTGCTGTTAATATATTTGCAATCACCAAACTTTTTGGATCAAATGTCGTTTTTATGTTCGCCATAATTTTTTTAGTCTCCAATCACGTTGAAAGAAATTGTATTAGAATACGTTATGGGTTTATAATTTCTATTATAAAAAACTTTATCTTTTACTCGTTCTTTTATCCATGTCGTATTTGCAGATCCATCTGGATTTAATTCAAGGCCTATATTTACTCTATCAATTATAAGATTATCCTCTAGTGCCAAAGATGATATTTCTGGGTCATCATATACCCGAATAACACACGACCGGTTATCAGTATTCATAGAAACAATTTCTGTTTTTATTGCCATTTATCTATTGCTCCAGATGATCATGGATCAAAGGTTCCATCATATCCCATTACACTTCCGGTCGCACCCATATTTATAATTGTGTTCGTAGAATTAGTAGGCTGGTTTCCAACGTTATCTCCGCCCCAGGCGGCCGGAACATTCCATTGAATAACTCTTCCCCCTAGACCGGCGTAGGATCCAGATGTATATTCTCCTAAATATACCCCATTTGCGCCGCCTACCTGGCCATCTGCTCCAGTTCCTCCGCTACCACCGCCGCCGCCACCTATCATTACTCCACCTGTTCGATTGATCATATTAATGTGAAATCCATCTACTTCTGTAGTGCCGGATTTTGCGGCAATTTGCACAACCGAACCTCCATAGGCTCCTGAGGTACCGGTATAACCACCTGCTCCGCTGCCGCCCCAATCACCTCCGGCACCAGGTGCCGCGGCAGTTCCGGGATCACCATCAGCATCCGGGGCATTAGAAGAAGAGTGCGGCGAGCCGCCTTGACCTCCTTTATTATCAGCGGCAGTATTATCCCATGTATCCGAAGGAGTCAAATGGCCTCCTTGACCTCCACCACCGCCACCACCGAAGACACCGGATTTAACACCTCCTCCTTTTCCTCCAGAACCTCCAGGAGCATACAAGGTCCCAGAATTATCGATAGTCACATTCATTGTATTTGCAGAGGCAGTAGATATACTACTCGTCTGAAGATCAATGACAATACATCCTTGTGTATTACGCGCTGGGGTGGGCGCCACACCCGATTTCCCAAACTCACCAAAGTCTAATGCTGTATTTGAAGTAAATGTATTTCCTGCCGGAACTACAATAGTAAGGTCTACATTAGCTGTAGTAAATACATCTGATCCGTCTAAGTGGTCATCTAATTTGCTTGAAAGCAAAAAATCTCTAGGAAAAGCTAGATTGAGATGCTTATTTTCTCCGGTGTGATAGATTCCTGAACTATCCCCTCCAAAATCTGTGTGTTGGGCATTCAAGATGATGGCTGTGCGGCCATCATCTTCTTCTTCGGCCACAATAACTGGCAATCCAGGATTTGTTAATCTTATACCAAGGTTACCAAGCCTCATTGGTGTAGACCCCTTTTAGTACAATCCAATAAGATCATCTGCTGTTGTGTCGGTTGCCCAGACTCCCTCTAACCGAACAGGAAGAATAGTTCCTGCGGGAATAAAGGCAAATTTAACATTGGCTTGGGTTTGTGTTGCACTTGCATTTCCAACTAATCTACACGACACATTTCCTGTAACCCCGACATATAATCCCCTAATAGAAGTAGTTAAAACCGTAGCATCTGTTGGCGTGATTTCTACGGCATACTGAGCCGGACTATCTAAATCAGATCGATAGGTAGTAAAAGGATCGTCAAAATTTCTGGCCATTTTTACTTCGTCGCCTCCGGTGTTACTGTTGCAATGCCTTCCAGGATTCTCCATCTCTTATCATCATCTGCATCTGGATTCTCACCATGAGTTGTCGGAGAAGTTAGTTCTACATCATAAACATATCTTCCTGGTGTTAATATGGCAGTATTATTTCTATGAAGGGAAAATTCTATTACTGGGTCAGCCGAGCCGTCTCCATCAGAAATTATTGACGTAGAAAATTCTAATGTGGCATTTGCATGATAATGACTTTTTCGTAAATGTGCATTGGAATAAAAATTAGGCTGGGCTCCGCCACCAGTAGTAAGAACAAGAGATGCCGATGTCTCTGACTGGGATCTATAGGCAACAACATTCATTACAAAATCTGCTCCCTGGTCTATAGTGATATTTTGATACCTACTGGCCATATTATACCTTCCTTTTTACATACTATTTAGTTGGTAAAGGATTTTCTTTTTTTACAGTTTTTATCATTTGATACCAAGTATTTGCTTTTCTTTTGTCTACTTTAATTATTCCACTATCCATATCATGCCATAGCATGTCTAATTGATGTGTTATTTCTGGATATGCAGCTATTCTATTAACATAAGGCTCTCTTTCTTTTGCACGCCTTTTCAATTCTTCTATGTACTTGGCTTTTAATTGTTCTTGTTCTTTTTGTTTTTCCTCTTCCACCTTTCGTTTATTTTCCGCATTCTCTTTTCTTTTGGTAATAATCTCAGCCGTCAATCTGTTTTTCGTATTGTCTTTTTGAAACTTCATGCTATAAGACTCCCATTAAACTACATCTGGGATTATATTAATCATAAACCCTTTGTTCTTATACCCATATTTAGATAAACTCACATAGATAACATTTTCAGTTTCGTCCAATGAATATCCATCTGCGGTGATCTCTACTGAATTATTCTCTAAATCAGAGACAAAACTAAAATTCTCTTTAGATATGTTTACTGTCGTTCCTTCTAATAAAGGGGCAATAATTACAGTATCATTTCCATCGGCCACGACCTGTGTCTTATTAATTATCACACTCGTCATCTCTTTAATATTTTCAATCCCAATGGGCTGCCCCGTAACCTCATGCTTTACTACATAAGTTCCAATTATTTTATGATTGATCGTATCGGCAAAAAAATTAATTCCTCTATTTTTTAATGAAATCGCATTTTCGGTCTTTGCATTTTCTATAGTATACGAAATCTTTCCTGTACTAGGATCATATACATATATTGTTTTGGACATCTCTACTATCTCCTATTATATTCCATCAAAATCTATTTCGCCCACGTCTTCGGCCACATCAAAAGAACCAAGCGCAAAAGTATTCAAATCTCTCTGTAAAGGATGCCTACATTGCAGACCAAGCTGAAATGAATTGTCCGAAGTTTCAATCTCTTCACTTTCTTTAGGCGTTATTTCCTGTCCCAACTTTTTCAAAAGCGCCATTGAATTGTCGCTTCTAGGCATAATAGTCAAGTAAGTAAGGTCTTTATTTTCTGATGCCACGGCACCAAACAAAGAAAACACTGAACGAATATGTAAAATCGGTCCAGTTAGGGAATCTGCATATTTGACCCAAGGCTTGGTCGTTGAATCTTTCTTGAAAGTTATTGCACTTCCTTCGGCCAAAAAACCTATTGGATTTTCAGAAGGATAATTCTCGGCCGCATATAACTCGTCATGTCTATGTGTAGATTGCAATACAACAAGAAAATGATCCTTGGTTACTACTGTCGTGTGTATTCTCATGATGACGATTCTTTCTCATTTATGTTAATAGGAATTTTATTCTTTTTAATCGCTGGAGTTATTCTAGTTTTAATAATGTGCTCCACCTTTTCTTTAATCCATGCCGTATTGGCCTCCCCATCAGGATTCAATACAAGCCCAATATTTTTGTTATCCAGGATATAGGTATCGGATTCTCGATCCATAATTGTCACGATGCATTGTTCTTTTGATGTGTTTATACTATGTATGTTCGCAGAAAATCTGTTCATCTTTACACATTCCTTTTTAATAATAATCTACAGAATATACGCCACCAGTCCCCCAAACAGTATAGTCGCCTGCAAATAATACCTTTCCACCGCCCCCATATTCAGATGAAAGGCCAGGATATATTGTCGGAGGGCAATCACTACTCATTCTAACTCGATTCCCAACCCCTTCATCCCAAGGAAGGTTCTCAGGACTAGTGAGTCTTCTTTCTGGTTTACTAGGATCTGGTAATCCATCATCGCCTAAATACATTATCCAAAGTTGATATTCCCCATCGCTAGAAACAGTAGTAGGATGGTCTGTAGGATCTGGTTCTTTATCGGTTATGTAAATAATCTTTTTACCGTCTGGTGTAAAAATAGGATGGTGTACTTTGGCTCCAGGTGCTCCTCCGCCTATAAATGTCGGATTACTGGCAGGAGGATCAGTAGCCATCGCATCAATATCAAAATCTAAAGTATATAGATATCCATTTTTGACACAAACAATTTTAGTCCCATCAGGAGACCAAGAGGCATCATAAGTGTTTACCGAGACTAAAGATAATCCATCAGGATGATTAGGCGCCGAACCTGGGCTTTCTTCTAAAGTGCTGGCTCCTCGCCCATAACGACCGCACCAAGTTGGAAATCGTGAACTAGTTGCAACTGAGGATTGAGCTAATGATTTATGAAATAAAACAAAAAGGCTCCAATTCTGAACCGTTGGTTCACCAACATTTGTTGTTTTACCTTGAAAAATAACAATACCATATTGTGTTGGATGTGGCTTTGGATTTACATGGTCAATCTGTTTTATTTCTGAAATTCCCGACGCCGTTGGTAAACCACCTCTCCAAACACTATCATAGTAACTAATCTGATGAAAAACACCAGGAGAACCAGTTAAATTTAAATCAGGTATACCTCTAAGAAGAGAAAGAAGATAAAGCCTATTTGGATAATCATAGCTACCTACTCCGGGCTCACCACCATGCCTATTACCAGAAACAACTATGGAAACACCACCAAAATCATCGATCATCCAATTTGCATGTCCTATCGACCTTCTATATCCAGACTTTTCAAAATTTGGCGTCGGAGCAAAAACTATATCATCTGGATAGTCCGCAAATACCTGCCGGTGGTGGTTACCGCCACCGGAAGTGCTATCCTCAGTAGAATTTTGAGGCAGGATCTCGTGATTATGCCCATCTGCAAAGACACCACCAGTGACAGGGTCCGTCTCATTACTATGTTGGTCACCAAGCCCATCTTCATAATGACCACCCATCAATCTTACAACACCAGTCAACTGGTTTGGATGTTCTAGTTCGTCGCGATTAAGGATGAACACATCACGAAAAGAAAATCTGAATGGATCTAACATAGTCACAGCCACATGTCTATGACCGGCATCAGGCGAGAAAGATATATTCACAACTTGAGACGCATTAAACCCGGTATCGATAAGTGGAGTTAACCCATCTGCCGCAGATGTAGGATTTAAGTGCTCTTGATGACGCCCTGTAAATTGACTATAATTTTCACCATCACCTCCGTGATATGGATATTCACCAGGTATTCCGCTTCCGGTTGCTTGAATTAGATTGGCTTTAAATCTTGGTAATACATTTGCTCCCCAATCCGAAAATGATGTCGGATATTCCTTTACACCAACCTCTCCAGACGTTGCTGCTCCGTTAGAAACCCAACCATATTCGCCTTCTGGGTTGTGTGTCTGAAGATTTACAAGATCTCTCTCTCCTTCATACCTAAAGGGGCCTCCCCATTCTTGTGATCCTGCTCGGGGTATAGATGTATTTGCAAATCTTCCAGCCACAGATGTATTTGATCCATAATTATACACTCGAATAGAAGAGTTGTGAGTTCCTAACCAATGCATACCCACCAAATGTCCTGCATAGCCTGAATTCCTTGTAATGGTTGCCTGCCCTGTAGAGTTTGAACCTGGTGCCGTCTGTGGATTATCCCTTGCAATATCAACACCAGATTTACCATCTTGGGCCGTAACATCACCCCCATAACCACCAACACCTCCTCCGCCTCCTCCATATATGTAACCACCATCTTGATTTATAATTTGGACATCTATGTCTGTGGCCTTAAAATCTGCCAAGATCTTAATGGCATCTCCTCCATCAGAACCATCATAAGGTAAACGAACTCTTCCGTCCAATGAATACCCTTGTAAAGGATCATCTTGGGTAATAAACTCGTTGAATGGAATAGTTGCCGCAGCACCTCCGGGACCACCAAAACTGCTCTGCTGATCTTCAAATCTTGGCCAATTATTAGGGTCTTCAACATCAGAAAGAGTTCCAGTAAAGCTACCAAGAAATTGCGATCTTTCGGATGTAAAATCCACCACCTCAAAGGAAGAATCAGATCCTTCTTTTCCGGGAAGATCTTCTCGATTTCCTGAAATTGCTGGCCACGGAACACCATTAAAAATATCATTAATATATTCTGGTCCTATAGAAGTATCAGCCCAACCATATCCACCCTCTCCCACCCCTTTATATGAATATCCTCCCGTGACTGTACCTGCTCCTGCCTTAGGCTCGCCGTCTAAATCAAAATGTGTTAGTCTCAACTCTGCCATATAAGGATAATTATAACCATATTGTTGCGAAAATGTAGAAGGAGGTAATTGGGGTTCGTTCGCACCAGATTCAATATATGACGACCAATAATATTTAGAGGCTATCTCTGGAATTGGCATTACACTAGGATCCTTTGTTTTATCGGTTCCTCCTGTTCCTCCTCCTGCTCCACCTCCTCCTCCTCCTACAGTAGCGTCTGTTGTTTCAATAAACCCCGCAAGTTTAGGAGATAAAACCGACCCGCTTACTGATAATGTTCTCGACCTAGATCCCCATCCCCCAGGACCTCCACCACCAACAATTACTCCTGCATTATTAACGGTTAACGAAATGCTCTTTGTGGTGGGCCCAAAATACCATTTGCTGTCTGTAAAATCAAAAGTAATAGCCGGAGTTGGCTGTTGTTCTGCGCCCTTTAGAGTTCCGTGTAAATAATTATCTGATCCAAAAAAATTAATATGACGCAAAATATTTTCAGAACCCGGACCAAAGTCAAAATTACCAGAGCCCGGATGGGAACCTCCAGAAGTATCGAGAAGTTTTCCGTTGGCATGGGCATTTACATATCGTGGAATATTAAAATTGATGACGATATTTCCATATATTCTTCCTGAAGGATCTCGTCTATCAAAAAATGGATCTCTTCCTTCAACTCCAATTTCTTCTACAAAATCATCAGGAAAAACTAATCCATAATAACCCCTATGATCATTAATTTGGGAAAGCGCCGGCGAGGTGCCAGTACGAAATTTAGTACGATCAGACGTAGATGATTTTTTAAATTTTAGGTCTTCTGGATATGCAAGAAGAACCTCGCCATCTGAAAGCGGTTGTTCTGTAAGCGAATTAGTTAACGCAAGATTCTGGGCTGTTGATTCAATCCCGGGAAGGAGACCACTAAAGGTAGCTCCTTCCCCTATTGTTGTTCTAGTGGGAGTTCTATAATCCTTGTATGTTTTGCTCAGAATCGTTATATCTCCACCCGTATTGGCTACCAGTACGGAGCCTCCCTCCAATTGGGCAGGTATCCATCTCGGCCTGACATCGAAATTATACGTCTGAGGAACAACAGGAGGATCAAGAGTTTTTATGCCTGTCGTTCCTGAACGATACATGATATATTTACAGTAATAGGTATCATATACGTCTTGATCACCTTGTAGCGCATCGACAGATCCTGCTCCACCAAGCCCTGGTCCAAATCCATGTGTACCTCCAGGACCCCACTCTGCCGCAGGGCGCCATGGCGAATACAATCCTTTTCTCCATTGGAATCTATCCCACGGACCATGTCGATAGAACATGGCTGCAACCACCTTTGAAGGATTTTTATTCCAAGGCTTTGAACCATAAGGACTCCAATTTTCATTTAGCGTACCATCGGCATTCTTCCATGCCGGATACGATCCAACACTCAGACCCTTTTCGTGTCCAGTTGTTTCAAAGTTTTCTGGATCAAAATATAATGTCTGTAAATTAGTCGGTAATAAGTGATTATAATGAGCCCACAATCCATAATCATCATCAGAAATAATATCAATATCATCAAACACAGCAGGTTGTTCAGAATTGTTAGTCCCGTCACCAAACCCCATTACACCACCCGGCCAATGAGGCCGTCCATCTACATCAGTATATGGTTGGAGTATGGGCCCTGTTGTATGCCAACCAGCCTGACCTTCAAAATGACCCCAAACAGGGTCATATGTCCAGCTTGCACCACCTAAGGCAGGGCTCTGTGCAATTGCATCCCATTCAGGATGTCCTTCTGGCGCAACCATATCAGTTAAAGTAGCATTGGCATATTGCAAATAAGGTCTTGTTCTGTATTCAATTGTACTAGGCCCAGGATCCCCAGCAGGAAATGTATTATTTGCTGCGTTTATCCCAAAACGAAAACCCGCTCCTAGAACGGAATCAATATAAGTTTGCCATCCAATTTTATTGTAAGTAAGCCCAATGTGATTTGTAAGCCAATAAGTTCGATCAAAATGAGGGGGATAGGGCCACGAGGGTCCATCCATATCCATCCAATCTAGATATTCATATTCAAGAGCACTACCTGCTCCTTGGATTCCTGGCCCACCAGGATTCAAAGGATCTCCACTGGTGGCGCCATCATAACACCATGGATCACTTACTTCCCAGTAAAAAGGAGAGCCCGTAGGCCCAGCCTTAAAATACTGACCAATATTAGTTAAATCATTGCTCCCGCTAGATGTATCCTGCCCAGCTTCTTGCACTCTTTGCAAATAATAAGAAGTGTCATAAAGATCATACCAAGAATAATTATCGGGAAAACAATTAACATGCTGAATATAATTATTTGAATATGGGTTAAAGAACGAATCTCTTCCTTTTGGAGGGCAGATAGTGTGCGAATGAAATTTTGAAAGTGGCCATTTTCTGCGATCTGGATCCAATTGTTGATACATGGTATTAGATGCAACCAAATAACTATTTCCACCAAAACCGCCTTGCGCCACAGTAGCATATAGTGTGGTAAAATCTGCCTGCGTTTCTTCATATGTTGCCGTTTCATGTGAGGGTCCATCCATTGAAGTATAAGTGGGCGTCATAAATGCATTGACAATCAATCTTGTATTGTCTGCAAAATAAACTACGCCCACAAGCCCACTATTTTGCGAAAATATACTGTGCGGATAATCATTTGCATTAATTCTTGATGGAGTATTAAAAACTAGACTATTGGCTCTGTATACTACATCCTCGGCAGCAATTCCAAAACGAGCCTGCATGATAGGGCTCCATAGAGCCGACACATTTGCGCCTCCGCCACCACGAAAATCTGCCAACGTTGCATATCTAGTTCCCCCTGCACGCTCCTTTTCAATAGGCGACCTCTTAATATCTTCACCTTGATAAAGACCTTCGTTAATATGAGTATATCCTGATCTATTTGGATGATTAAATACCGAATAAGATGGGGTCAATGGAGAAGTTTCATATCCTGCTAACGTATCCCCAAACACGGTACTATCTGTCGTTCCTTCATGCACAGATCCTGTGGTTTCGCAAACCCAATCAACCACATTCTTTGCAAATGTTCCGTCTGATGGTTCTAAATAAAAATCATCCCAACCTCTGTACTCTGTAATTCCTGTTATTCCTAGGTATGTCCACGGCCATCTATTCATATCAGAAACAACTTCAATACTAGGATCTACATAACCAACCTGAGCCTGATTTTTAAATTTTCCGCGAAATTGTGCAGAGTCCATATGTTTAATTTTTGTACGATCAGTAAATGTTGCATTATCATGCCCATAACCATTTGATCCTAAACTATCTTGGTCTACCGCAACATCTGTATACCAAGGATGAAAGTACCCAGAAGAATTGCCTACTGCATACCATATTGCAATTTCTGGAATCGTTCCATCTCTATTTGCCGGTTCAATTTCAATTTCTACTCCCGCAGTTTCCATATAATTGATCCCAGAAGGAAAGTTTGCAGGAATTACTTCTCTTTTACAAGTAAGAGTAAACTGTCCCGATTGAATAACTTCCAACGAACCATCTGTAAAATCACTAGAATCAAATGACAAATTTCCAGTTAGAGCCTGATCAGGGTCTAAAACATTTGCGCCCAATCTAGAAGCAAATAGACCACTCCCTTGAGAAGAAGTGATGCCATTTCCTACAAGAACTCTATCCATTTTATAGCTCCTTGACCTCTGGCATTCCTCTTTCCCTATATACAGTCCAAAAAACTAATTGTGTGTTTAACGTAGAACCATTTCTAAATTGCAAATCTATTGAATTGGGATCTGTGGTAGTATTCGCAATCGATATACAACTCAAGCCGACCTGAGGAATTACTCTATTTTGCGATTCAATTTCAGATTGCCATTGGTTCACATCATCAATAAACTGTGTTCCTATAGATGAAAGGTTTGATATTACCTCGACAGGCCCTGTATACGGAAAAATTCCTCCAAATAACGCACCGTTATACAAAGGATGAATATTGGCAGACTCCACAACAATATTCCACGAAACCATCAAAGGTGTGTCGTCATAATGTGGCGACACGATTCCAGTATACACATTCGCAACCCCTTCTTTTCCGATAGAGTCCTCTGAAGCAGGAGGAATCGCAACTCTTCCAGATTTCAATGGCTGAAAAAAACCATCATCACTAGAAAATATAAAATCTCCTGGACTATCTGACACTACTGACGACCCAGATGCAGAAATATATAGTCCAGTATTTGGTGTTCCAATTTTTATGTTTTTAAAATAAGTTCTAGGAACTGGGATTGCTGGTATACCTTGACCAGGATTTGCAGGAACGTCAACCACGGAATCTTGAGTCGTTGTGATAGTATCAGCATCTTGCACTAATACTATATTATATGTTTCGCCTTCGGCCAATCCTGTTAATTCAAAAAAATATGTTTTCCAGGTACCAAAATCAGATGTCTTATAAGTTCGGTAGTACGGATTAGGTGTTGATGTTCCATAATCTTCTGTACCTCCAAACTGCCAAAAAATATCAGATTTCCCTTCCCCTACTCCCCCTAATGTACTTCCTGTTGCATTGTCATTTGCGACAAATGTTATTCCCTGAATTTCTGCCTCGCGCCCCTCTTGTTTGTAGTCAAGTGACATATACATTCCTGTCGTATAAACAAAAGTCTGCGCTGTATGATCTACTGCATAACCAAGACCTTCTGATTGGAAATCTTTCAGTCTAATCCCACTTCTCTTCCAGGCATTTCCTTGTAGCTGCACACCAGAAATAGTATTAGTGGAGGTATATGCAACTTCTCCCGCACCACCTTCCGTCAATCCAGTCATAAGCGACACTAAACCCAAATTCCCTAGCGGGTCGGTCGTATCATAATCTTCGGCATCTTGTCCATTAGTCCTATAAGTAGTCAGTCCACCACCATCTCCTCTAACTCCTGTACCACCAGGATATGTAGTTACGTCTCTAGTAGTCGCAAATGCCCATCCACCAGAACCTAAATTTTCTACAGGCTTCTTTAAATTTTTTCCTAAAATCGCTCGATCTGTCATTTTATACACTCACTGCCTTGTACTAAGGAACATACTCTGCTGGAATCCTCATGACATAATATTTATACCAAGGCGCCCCATCGTGATTGTAGGCGTCTGAGCCGGGATTGGTCTGACCGCTCAACGGTTTGGTTGTCGTTCCATCTGCCTCGTATTGAATCACATCTTTATATGGTGCCCCTCCTATATATGTAGACTGATTATTCGTGACAGAGTAATTGGCAAAATAGGTAGAAATATTTGGTGTTCCATCTATTGTAACGCCCGTATCATGTAACGCCTCATTTTGATTTGTTGTTCCATCAAAAGGAACAACACCATATGGATGGCAGACACCCGAAGTATTAGCTCCTATCTTTTGCGTAAACATATTAGTGGCACTCGCAGGAATATTATACGAAGGACCTTCCCCCTTAAAATATAGATCATGGTTTATATCGAACCTTGAATATGTAGGATCTTTAAAACTAGTGTTCCATTTTGAAACTGCACCATCGGCAAATGATAACATCCAAATTTCTGGTGGCATATCATCGTGCATGGCCATTACATGAGCCGATTGGTTTCCATCGCTACCAAATGCAACTTCATAGGCATTTCCTTCAGTAGACAACCAACGAGGAAGATAATGCGCCTCTCCTAAAGATGGAGTAGAAGGCCTCCATGCCTGAGGTGTTCCCATATCCGCAGGTTGCACCGACGAATCTACTACATCATCAAATGCTATATCGGCATCAGACCCGTTAAAATTAAATTTGGCTGGAATGTAGACATCGTTATAATAAAAACTTGTATTACTCATTCCTCCTACTTTACTGCTAACATATTCACCAAGAATCCAATGTTTCCCTCCTGAAAACAAAACTCCCTGATGTCTGTTATATATCGTCTGCGAACAATAACCCATCACTCCTTGTGTTACTCTGCTACCCCAAAAACTATTAATTGTACTAGCCCTTGGAGTATTCCAGGGAATTTCCCAAGGACCTGTATACATATACGCCCCCGATAAAGATTGAGGATCTACATATCCAGGAAAACCAATAGGAACAATCGCAGGATCGTTTTGGGTCACAATAGAGCCATCCCCCAGCACAAAATCACCAGACCTCCTAATATCTGAATACCCATCGGCCCATGTTTGCATAGGGCCATGCATATAACTAGGATCTGGTATAGAATAGGGATGTGAATTACGTTTAGATCTTTCCCAAAGCTCCCAAGCTGTAGATTCTACATCAGTACCAGGCATTTCGCCGCTTGTAATTCCTATTGATGCCAAGTTTATTGAAGATTCGGCATCATGTCCTTTTCCTCTGGGACCATGATCTCTAGCCCTAAATTCCCGAAAATCATTTTGCATACTTGATCTCTTCACCCAAAGATCCCGCTTAGGTTGTTTGTTATCTCCAGTAAGTGAAAGATTTGGCAATCCACTTCCGGTACTAGACTTTCCAGCACTATCACCTACAATCTCAGAATCATCAAATACCGTACCCCCTTCTCCTATAGTAGTGGCATCGTAGACAGGCTGTTTAGTAAATCCATTAGGAACCCAAGGAAGGCCTAGCCAATGTTTGTCGTTTATGAAATACTCATTACGATAAGAATTACCTTTAGGATCATTACCCAATGCATTAATATCGCTTAACCAATCAGGTTCATGCAACAATCTCGAAAAAGGAAACAACCCCCAATCACACATATCGTTTCTGAATATGCCTGCTGTATTTGGGGAAGGAGTTGTAGTCACTACTGTATTATCACTTATCTTTCTTAATTGGTCTCCTCTTGTTCCCCATATCCCAGTATTGGCAAACGTCACTTCTCCTGGATTATCCAGCTCGGCCGATGGCGGATATTGATTTGCATAATTAAATGCCCATTCCAGACCATCGCGCGCAAGTGCTCCACGACATGTTATTTCAAAATACGATCTACCCGATCTAACATATGCAAAAGTTCTAACCTCTGTACTAGGAATCGTATCAGTTCCAGTTGTCGTCAGGAAAGAAAACTCTTTTTCTCCCGCAGGATACACAGTATTAGAACTAGGATCATACCTTTGAAAAATAACCACAGGAACATAAGGCAAAGGTTGAAACTCTACATGTCCCAAATAACAACCATTTGTTCCTCTGGCATCAGGATCGGCTCTGTCTTTTCCGTTTGTTATTTCGGCCAATCCATCAATCTTTGCTCGCCCTGTTCCTATCTGAACAAATCCAGACTGATGAACAGATCCATAGCGTACGGCATCTGTGTCTATGAACATAGAATCTTTTGAATTATCATGCGGACTAAAATTTCTAGGAATACTAGGTCTTTTTACTCGCACATAGTCTATTTCAAAAAGAGGAATATCATTCTTCTCTGCTCCAGGGTTTGTATATGCATCATCGTCTATAAGATCAAACCTTAATTGAATAGCCCTATACTCCCCAGATGAATATGCCCCTCCTGGTACAGGATGTGCAGCATGAGCCGCATCAATCCAACCATTATGACTCGACAAATCCCACTCCAAAGAACGCCATGTATTAACAGGAAATAGCGTATCTATATCTGCATAATCGCTAATAGTTGATCCATCAATCGTGGGAGTATTTACACTATAATCCCCATCTCCTGTTATTTCATGCTCCCCATCAATAGTCATTAATGTCCAATAAAGTTTCAGGCTAGTATTAGGAAGTGCTGGATGAGAATCACTGGTTCTTCTCAATCTCATTTCTACTGTTGGATAATGAACTCCTAAAATAGAATCATCAGAAGAAGGCTTCCCATTTATAACTGCTCTTTTTGTATAGAGATTTTGAACCCCAGGAGCAGCAGTAAATTTTAATGTTCCTTCGGGTTGTCTTGCAATTTTAGAAATAAGATTTGTGTCCGTCACGCCTGACGAATTTGGAATTGTAGCAAAACCAGATCCATAAGGTTCGGCATCTTCATATACATAGCTACCATCAACCAAATTTGTAAAATCAAACTCCTCATGCCATGAATACCAATCAGAAAGCCCTGCCAAATAAGTATTTCCGGCCACGGCACTAACATTTACGTTGGGTTTAGAAACCCATACCCCAGAATTATCATCTATTGCTGGATGATTACCTAGTATTATCCTATCTGTAAACGACATAATTAATTTGAATCTCTAATAATAATTCGTCCATTAACTCCATCAATGACAATCTTTGCAGTCTCTGCGGCAGCCTGGACTCCTATTGCAGAATTGAAATGCCCACCTATTGACACCGTGGTGCCTACCTGTAAGGTTCCTGTGGTAATCTTACTTGCATCAATATCAGCAGCAAGTAGCTCATTTGTAACCTGAAGGTCGCCTATCTTTGCAGTCGTAATAGTCGCATCTTCTAGATATGTACCCTTGATAGATCCATTTGCGTCTAGTCGCAAGAATGGATGTAAAATGTCAAAATAAATTTGATCAAAGTTTACTGTGGTGGCTCCTTGTTTCATGTCCTCGCCACTACCACCTGTATGTTCAGAAGAGTTTGCAAATACCCCTAAATGAAAGGTGACCGCCGTGATTTCTCTTGATCCACCTGGACCTCCAAACACTTGATCTGTGGTGGCCCTAAACGGAACAACTTCCCAACTACTAGAACCCCCCGAAAAGTTATTTCCGAGTGACGCCTGGAAGTCATCTGTTCTAACTGTACCTCCCCCTGCTGGCTGATGCTCTACAGTAATAACAAGCCCGCCGACGCCAGTATTATATCCCTGTCCATCTCCCGAACCAACCATTCCCACATAGGCACCTGTAATAAAACTATTTGCAAAGAGAGGAGTTGGGAATCTAATTGTCCGATAGATATATCTACTTTCTCCACCACCTGTAATTTGCACACTAAGTCTATTATCTGCATCTCCTGATTGATATATTGTATTATTTGCAACAATTTCTCCGGTACCAAGATGCTGACTAAAAACCCAACCATCAGGAGCTCCATCGGCAACTGTTCCTACACGATTACCCCACTTGGCAAAGAAGGGATTCAGGTCAAAGGGATCATCCCCAGCCAAACTAAACAAGGTGGCATTGTCTCTGGCTTCTATCCATCCCTCAGGTCCAATATGATCGACCTCTGCCGCAAATGCTCTGTACTGTCTATTCATTCCATAGGTTAGTGCATTAGAATAGTGCCCGGCATGTGTCGGAACTCCGGCTCCATCAAGAAAGTCGTTTGGATCTGATGTATTGAACCATATGTCATTTGCCTTATATGCCGTTGGAATATCATCAGGAGGATACGGAACCGTAAATACTGTACTAAGATTAGTTTGGGCCCATTCGCCTCGCGCAATTCCTTCATATGCAGCCAGGTTTGCAGCGGCGATGCCTGTATCCTGTGTTGAAATCCAACCAACATAGACGTTATCGCGTTCACCGGCTAGAGGAGGCCTGACATAAAAAACTCTCTGTGAATCTATGGTGTCTGCAATGTCTCCCGGGAGCCCAGTTCCATAGACACTATTTGCATAGTATTGGTATACGGCATGGCCATTTGCAGTATCAATCCACATGTCACCATTAGGATCAGGATTAGGAAGTCCTGCTGGAGTTGTGTTCGGCGGAGGACCAAGCCTATCTGACAAATATATTCCAGCGCCGGTATCGTCCTCTATTCCATCTGCAAAGTGGGCCACTACCTTTCCATCGGCGATTACGCGGCCAAAAGAAGCACCAAATGAACCAGATGGTTCCTTAAATGGCGTCGGTTCATAAACATCAAGAGCAACTTCTTCTAACTGAAGGCCATCATAGAAGACTGAAACAGGGGAATCAAGTGCCTGTCCATCTGCGGGATCAGAGGAACTCCCAATTCCATGCGATGCCGGATCACCTCCAGCCTCAAACCAATAACTAGAAGTATTTGATAGTGTAAATCCTATCATAATCTGATCTACATTTGCAGGATATGTATGTGCTCCAGCAGCACCTGTAGAATTAGGAGAATCATTCTTTGGAAATTCTTTAAAACTAATTGAATTTGGATTAAAAGTAAAATTCCCATCTGCGGGATAAGATACACCCTGATTATAACTTTGTACTACGCGCGCCTGCTGGTCCCCTTCGTCGTCTTTATTCCCGTACATAATGTGTGTCGTATTAGATAGATCAAAAATAACCCATCTTCGATTCCATTCATTATTTGCAGAAAAGCCCCCAGATGATCCAGAATTGAAAGGATTTCCATCATGAATGAAGAACGTATTAGAAGTGGGTTGCGTGGAATCTTTAATCCTTAAATCGCATCTAGTGTGCGCTTTAAGATAATTATTTGACCTTGCATAATAAGAAAAGATCCAACGCTTCCCCTTAGGAATATTTACAATAAAGGGTGAACCAGGAGGAGAATTCGGAGCCGTCCAATCTGTCACTCTAGAAGTGGCATCACTACTCAATTGATTATTACTGAATGAAAACTCTTCAGTGGGCCACGCCAGATTAGTGGGTGTCATAGTAGCTTCAATAGAAGCGCCCCTAGTAGTGAACCCTACATCACTATTAAGATTCATGACAAGTCGTGTTATATTTTTGTTCCAAATAGGATACGGAACTCCTGTTCCGGAAACTACATCACCAGCAGACACCGAACTAAATGCATAATCATCTTTTGGTGCACTAAAATCTGAATAGGGTGCCGGTAAAATATTTAAACCCAAAGTTGTTCCAGCAGCATATGAACTGAGATACATCAGACCAAGAGCATTTTCCTCGGCCAACACCCATTGATTAGTTGTACCACTAACTCCTCCAAAGACAGTTGGACCAGTCCAACCAGGACCAACGCGAGTATCAAAACGATAAATCGCTCCAGTGTTCGCTCCACCGTTTACCCAATCTGTCACAATCCAAATATCACCATTTCCTGATCCAGTTGGCTGGCCGGCCCTAGATGTCTGGAAGAATGAAATGATCTCTCGGTCTGCTGCAATCCCTGCCGAGCTTAATCGAGTGTCTGTTACATCATACCAACCAGTTGGTTTCGTAGAATCAAATACAGTATCTCGATGAACTGTCTGGGCCCAAACTCCCTGGTTCGTATAGTCGTGTATATTCTCTCCAATATGGAAAGCAGCGTTTGTCTTATAGACATACAGAACATTACGAGGACTACTAGTTCCTGTTGGAATTGTAGTGTCATACCACAGGTCACCATCCGGATTTGGATTAAAAATCTCTTGATCATCAATGTCTGTGTACGCCACATTAGGACCAAAGTAACCCAACGTAGTTACCAAATCTCCAGTTCCGTCGAATCTAGTTGGAGCATCATCGCCTGCTGTGAACCCTCTACTCACAAAAATAGCAACTTTTCTATCTGCAACATTTCTTGTCAAAAATGCATCAAGATAAACCAAGCCCAACTGATTAGTTGGTGTTCGATACCATCCTAAAGATCCGGCGGCACCACTTGTGCTATTTTGAGCCCTATGAATTGCATTTGTGTGAAGAGATCCATCTGCATTTTGATTCAATCCTGATGTATTAATCCAGATGTCGCCAAACGAAGCCTGGGCATCAGGAAAATCTGGAGCCCCACTACTACTAATAGATGTCTGGAAATTATAAGAAGGGCTGGGCGACGAAGCCCCATAGGAATAATACAAAATGACTCTATCATTATCTGCTTCGGTTCTATTGAATACCGTATTTTGAAGAGCCCAAATTGTCTGTGCGCTCAGACCACCAGGACCAAAAACATCTGTAGAAAGTGTAGACTGAGCCCCTTCGGCAATGACAAGTGCCGTATTGACACGCGAATCTGTTGCATCCCACCAACCAGTCTGACTATCACCAGGCGTAAAGACTCCAGAAAGAATTGTCTGGGCCCATGCCTTTTTCTTAGATGAATTAATCAATGATTCAGTCTGATCAGCACTCCAGGTAGAATTTGTCAGATATATAAACAGTTGATTATTCGATGCGCCATCTGGCCCATCGTTTCTTGTGTTCAGCCAGAAATCTCCATGTGGATAAGGATTAAGAACACCGTCTGGTGTGAACCATGTATTTGGACCATGCGTACCGTGTGCAGTCTCGCCAAACGAGTTACTAAAGACGGTTATTGTCTGTCTGTCTACCGAGTTCTTTGTGGCCCAAGTTTCTAGATAAACGCGGCCGAGTTGATTACCGGCAGCCTGCCTCCAGTATAGTGTATCAACTAAATCGCCACCACCCCCACTCGTTCCATTTTGAGACCTATGAATGGCCGCGGCACCTAATGTTCCGTTGGCCAGCATATGAGTGCCACCTGTATCGATCCAAATGTCTCCAAATTCAGCCGCACCAGAAACACCATCAGTAGCAAAAGTTATACCACTTATACTAGTGCCCGATGGATAGAAGTATGCAGCAATGTCATTGTCGATTCTGCTCTGTGCAAATGCAGTCTGGGCCAATGTGTTGGCGATGTCAAGCCATTGCTGTTGTGTATTTGAAAGATTGTAGATTATTTGTGTATCTTGTCCTGTATACCAACCAGAATAATCATCGCCTGACAGCACCGGGAAGTATGCATAGTTGGCAGTCTGTGCGCTGTTGTTGTCATCATTCTGGTGATACCTGAAGATCATGTTACCATTGGATGTGTTGATCCAGAAGTCGCCATGAGGCTCTGGGTTTGGCAAACCAGTTGGTGTGGTATTGGGCTGCGGACCATAGGCTCCGTTGTCAAAGTCTGGGCTATAGTGCGTGACGATCTTTCCGTCTGTGATCTGTCTGCCAAAGACAACCGCAGATGCATCAGAGGGGTCTTTAAAATCTGTTGGGGTAGATCTATCAGCCGGGACTTCTTCTAATTGAAAGCCAGTATAGTAAACAGTATTACCGACAATATTTTCATTAGTTGAATCATTCCAACCGCCAGCATCTATCCGAAGAATTAATCGATCTATTGTATTTGCACTAATCAATTGAAGATTGGCTGTCATGTTCACTTCGCCAGCGCCACTGCCCTTAGCATAATACCATCGATGTGTTCCATCACCATGCTGCCATAACGTATTGGCTTCTGTTCTTAGGTCAATATTGACCCATTTTCGTTCCCAATCAGTTGTATTGAGGTAATAAGTAGAGTCGCCATCGTCTAAGGGGTGTTCTTTACTTGCAAAAGTAGTTTTTCCTCCTTGAAGCCCTGACGAATTTGCTGGTATAACAAAGACACCAGAGTTTAGTGTGTCGGGATAAACAGTATCAATCTTGGCGTACCAAGAAAGAATCCACTTCTTTCCCTTTGGAATTATAACTGTCGGATCACTATGATAAGTACCAGACGTTTGGGAAGACTTATATAGAACTGCGGCAGCCTTAGCTTTCTTCAGACGAAGAACCTTATTATTTCCACCAATGGGCGATTCTCCATCATCAACAATATCCACATCAGTAAGTCGTGGTGTAGTAGAATCCGCCACTCTAAATGGATATGCAAACTCCCCTATGGTAAATGTATTATTAGAATAGTCTGACGCAGGAGCATCAAACGTAGAGTATCCTCTGGGCCACCAGTTTGATCCAACTGCAAACTGCCCACTCACCCCTGCTGAATAGCTCTCAAGATACATTCTACCAATTGCATTGTTCGGAGCAGGGTTCCACCAATGGTCTGGCGCTGATACATGATCTGGTATACCTGTGCCTAATGTGTTTGCAATGTAGATAGAAGCAATATTAGGTGTACCATCTAGATCGACAGGGTAACCAGTAAAGATCCAGATGTCTCCGTTGCCTGTTGCGTCAGGACCAACGGCCGCCTCTGGTTCAAAAAATGCAAGAATCTCATGATCCGCAGAGGACTGTGCATTTGCGGCATCAGCCAGAGCGTTTGCAGCCGACCATTCGTTTACACGTATCAAATCTCTTAGTTCTGTATCCTGAACATCCCACCAACCACTAAAACTACTACCATCAAGAGCAAAAATTCCGGAATGAATCGTCTGAGCCCAGGCAGACTTGTCGGTTCCACTATCTGGATTTACATAGACGCTAGAAAATTCAGAATTTGTCAAATAGATATAAAGTCTATTGCCACCATAGGTGTCGATCCATAAGTCCCGATCTGGATTTGGATTAAGAACATCTGACGGAGTGACTGCAACATTTGGACCATATCCTGTAGTACCAACCGCATCATTACCTATGTAATATGCAACCGTCTTTTGATCGGCCACATTTCTGGCCAAGGCTGCGTCAAGAAAAACTTTACCTACTGCATTGGTAGGTGCAGCCTCCCATACAAGTATTCCTTCTGACTGTGAAGGACCAAATGAAGTGTTCTGGTATCTGTTAATTGCATCTACAACCAGACCACCATGGGTCAAATTTGCGTTGGATTCAGAAGTGTCAATCCAAATGTCACCAAAGTTGGCTGTTGGATGAGTCTCACCGCGAACAAATCCCCCTCCCGGAGAAGACTCAGGAGCATAGAACGATATGATCTCCCCGTCTGCAATGGCCTGCGAACGAACAGTCTGCAACATGTTCCGCGATGTATCTTCTACACCGAACGGGAAGTCATAGAGTTTCTTGATCGAACTCTGGCTCAGATAGGTGTCGAAGTATTTGAACTCGGCATAGTGGCCTGGGGCTGCATAACCTCCTCCTGTTTCAGCAAGATCGGCACCGGCACCAGGAGATTCATTATTCTGTAGCCCTACACCTCGGCCCCTATCTTCTCCCCAATCACCACTATAAGAAAGATTTGCACTAGCATCTTTATCTAACGAATAATAAAATACATTTGCATTTTCCCAACCATCATCTTCATTTGCGAAATACCATACAGAATTTCCTACTTCATTATCACCTTTGTAATCAAGAGTAAATGCAATAAAATTCCATGTATTGTATTTTAATATATTTTCACGTTTGCGGCCGTCGGTACCTACTGCCCCTGCACCTGGTGTCGATTCAACCGAACCTTTGATTATGGCATTTACATATGATCCATCAGAAGGAAAGAAATAATCATGCGGCGTCTCACTTCCGCCATAGAGGTGTGTCGTATTACCACCGATATTTAATGACCAATATTCATTTTGGTCTCTAGTAATAATTCTCCAATCGTGTCTTTGTGCCAGACCCGAAGGTTTAAACCAAATGGCATATGATTGCTGATTCGCATTCCTAATTGCATCGTGATCTAAAAGTGCAAGATCTTTATAATACTTTCCGGCAGCGGAGGTCTCCGGCGGCCAACCCATCGTACTACTATTAACTCTATTCAATGCCTTTGTAGAAATACCTTTAATGGTAGTGGCCACAAAGTCATTTGTGTCGCCGGTAAAATTACTACTATATGACAGACTTTGCCTTGCATGATTCCTGTTTCCGCTGTCGTCATACAAGACCAACTCTTCGCTGCTGCCACCTTCCAAATGGCTCACATCCTCGATGGCCCATTCGGTCATGGACAAATGGGCCTTTCGGCTCTCGCTGAACGGGAAGTCTCCTATTCGTGCATCGCGAACATCGGCCCAACCAGAATGGGTTGTGTTCGGAGTCTGATAGGCAGTATTTGTCGTGACATCGCTGCCAATCACCTGATAGCGATAGATGCGATAATTATCCTGAGTGTCAATCCAAAGATCGTTCTCTGGATTTGGATTGTAGGCTCCGCTTGGGGTGTTTGCAGGATTAGGACCATAGAGTGCAGGGACAGTTCCTAGTGGAGTGCCAGCCTGAATGTATGTGACAACCTTTGAATCGGCTGTGTTCTGAGACTTCCATGAATCAAGGAACACTTTGCCTATTGCGTTGTTAGGAGCCTGATACCATCCAAGATTCGTAGGAGCAGTTAAAGAAGGAGTCGAAGACCCACCTTCTGAATTAGAATATCGATAAATTGCAGCTGGATCTAAGGCACCATTGGCCAAATGATTATTAGGATGTGTATCAATCCAGATGTCACCATATTTTGCAGTAGGATGATCCTCTCCAGGATCAAAATCTCCACCATCATGTGGGGCATAGAACGATATGATCTCTCCATCTATAATAGCCTGTGTATTGGCCACAAGTTGCTGTGCAAACTGTGCATTTGCAAGAGCGTTCGCGGCCTCCCATGCATTAAGAAGAATACTCTCTTCAATCTCAGTCGAATCGAATCCTTGAATATCCCACCAACCACCTCGACCTCTGGCATCAGACCTAGTAGGATCAAAATTACCCCCGGCTCCGGTTGCACTTGAATTGTGCGTTGTTTGTGCCCAACCCCCATCCTTAGGATGACTTCCAACCACAAAACTAGTATTTGTCCTATAGACATAAAGACGATTGGCGCCGCCTGTATCAATCCAAAGATCCCCGTCTGGATTTGGATTAACAATAGCACCCTGAGTAAAGTATACATTGGGACCATAATATCGTCCCCCTGAAAATGTATTAGACTCATAAAATATGGCAGTCTTGCGGTCGGCTGTGTTCCTTGTATACCATGTCTCTAGATATATTTTACCAATTGCATCGTCGGGAGCAAACTCCCAACGCAAAGAATCTCCATGAGGAGGAGTGGTGCTCGCACCTCCCGAACCATTTGCATAACGATGAATTGCATTGGCAAGAAGAGAACCATTTGCATGTTGATTATCTGGATGAATATTAATCCAAATGTCACCAAACTGTGCGCCTGAACCTGCTGATGCCCCATCACGAACAAAATCGCCATCACTATATTCTGAATCTCCTACCCCTCCAGGATGAGCTTCAAAAAATATAACCCTATCACGATCTATCAGCCCTCTTTGAAAGTTGACATTGGCAAACAAGTGCTCTACGTTTTGGGCCTGCGTTACAAGATTCGCATATGAATATCCAATCTGCCTATCTTGTGAAAGATACCATCCAGACTCGGTTATGGTATCATATTCATCAGTATCATAATATGAATAGTTGGCTGTGTGTGCGCTAGTGTTGGTGCCTACCTGGTTGTATACAAACAACATATTGAGATTGCTTGTATTGATCCAGAAGTCTCCATGTGGTTCAGGGTTTGGCAAACCAGTTGGGGTCACATTTGCAACCGGCCCCTTATCACCAATTTGTGGGCTATAAAACGCAACAACTTTTCCGTCTGTGATCTGACGGCCAAAGACAATAGTTGCATGTTCGCCAGGTTCTCTGAATGGCCCGGCAGTCGAAATATCATTCGCCACTTCTTGCATCGATATACCATCGACCCAAATAGTATTTCCAGTTCTCCCTATAACATCAAGACGAATCATCATTGAATTAAGATTGGCAACTCGCGATTCATGATATGATGGAAGTTGAGTGCTAAGATCGCTTGTAGTTGTTATACCTTTCACACTCTCGTCTAGTGTGTTTGACGGAACGGCACTTGGGCTTGTGTTTGAAAGATCCACAACATACTCAAATCGTTGCCATGTATTATTTGACAATCCTGTAGTAAAGTCAGATGTACCAACAGCCCATTGGACAACATTTGCACCTGGATCGTCAATGTCACTAAAATAGAGATAAAATCTCGTATCTGGCAAACTACTGACAGGTGTGTCTATAGAATTTGAAGTTGCATAATGAGAAAATACCCACCGCTTTCCTCTTGGAAGGGATATAATCCCGGGATAATTATTGCTATATACTTGTTTGCTATCGTATTCATTGGTGTTTGCAAAGAGTGTTGCATTATAAGTGCCTGAACGAATATTCGTATATTCAATAGAAGACGTGCCAGGAACATCTGGAGCACCAAATGTCGTATTGACAGAAAGCCCGCCTTCATAATTGAATAGTTGATAAGGCGTGACTGAATCTAGCGTATCGCCAACGCCGCCATTATTATAAATCAAATAGTCATTTTCATTAGCATCCCACATCGAGTAGCCACGAGGTATGATGTTGGGCCCACGATAAAACTGCCCTCTAATCCCAGCAGAATAGGCCTCAAGATAGAACAGCCCTATGGCATTGTACGGAGAGGGAATCCAATAATGAATACCATTAACAGCGCCTGGATCTGTAAAAAATCTCTTGGTGTTTACATCTCCACCATCTGACCAATACTCTCCTCCCGAAAGTGCAATCGAGGCCGATGAATTTGATATATAAATGGCAGCCGTATTGGGTGCACCGCTTGGTATCTGAACTGCATAATCAGTCTGAATCCAGACATCATTATTACCTGATGCGTCTGGAATTTCTGTGGCGTCACCAAGATCCTGGAAGAATGCAAGAATCTCTCTGTCACCTTGACTTTCTACTATTCCCACTCGATTCAAGATATTGCCTACGTTTGCTCTAAGATCGGCAATCTCTGAATCTTGTGCATCATACCAACCCGTTGGGCTTGAACCCCCCACATCCCAAATAGTTCCCGAGTAGGTTGTCTGGGACCAAGCCTTGGCATCCATAGGTAGCGTTGGCTCGACATACTGTCCTATAAGAAATGAACCATTCGTCTTATAGACATAGAGTTTATTAGAACTTGGAATGCCTCCTGTGTCAATCCAAAGATCACCTTCTGGATTTGGATTATTCAGACCAGAAGGAGTGGTGTTTGGATTAGGTCCAAAATAAGCTCCAGGAGAACCAGTGTTGGGAGCATAGAACACGACAGTCTTTCTATCTGCAATGTTCCTAGCCAGGTAGGCATCAAGAAAAACTCTACCGACTGCATTGTTTGGGGCAAAATTCCACGAAAGATTAGACGTGGCACCAGTAGAAACTCCTCCAACGGTGTTCATTGATCCGCCAGACGAATTCTGGAATCGTAAGATTGCATTTGCGCTCAGAGAACCATCACCTTGTGTATTCCAATGACTCTGATTAATCCAAATGTCACCATACCCAGCAGGAATAGTAAATCCTGCTCCCGTGCTACCAGGAGCCGATTGTGCAATAAAATTTCCACCTTCATATGCATAATGACTTATGATCTCATGGTCGGCAATGGCTTTTGCATCTACAGAATTGGCCAATGCATACCCAACAGATAGTGCATTTCCAGCAAGATCCGCTGCTATAGTACCAATTCGTGTGTCTTGTACATCATACCATCCAGAAGGTGAGGTACCATCTGTTTCCCAAACGCCTGCACGACGAGTTCGATCCCAATACCTATTCCCTACTGCAAGAGAAATTCCAGAATATTCATCGGCAAAAGTGTTGTTTGCCTTGTATACATGCAGCACATATCCATTTCCAGTATCGAACCACAAGTCGTCTTTTGGATTTAGATTTAGAACACCAAGAGGCGTGACTGCAACATTAGGACCAGAATATTGACTAGTTGGAACACCAGAAGTCGTACCATCCTCGAAATAAGTAACAGACTTTTGATCGGCTACGTTTCTATTAAAAGTGGTCGAGAGATATAATTTTCCAAAGCTATCCTCTGGAGCATGATGCCAAGCCAAGGTGCCTGCCGACCCAACAGGAGGACTTGACCGAGCCCAAAGAAGATCAGGAGCAGTCGTAATTGACGTGCCGTTTTGGTATCTGAAAACTGCATTCGGAGCCAACCCACCATGTGTCAAGTTTGCATTATAATCAGAAGTGTTTATCCAAATGTCGCCAAAATTAGCCGAGGGATTTGATTGTGTGTTTCCAAAAAGAGAACCATCTTCGGGAACAAAGAACGTAATAATGTCATGATCTGCAACAGTTCTCAACGAATCTACATTGGCCAGAGCATCATAAATCTGTGCGTTCAATGTAACGATATTTGCAAAGAACAATCCAAATCTTTCGTCTTGTGTAGAATACCAACCAGAATTAGAGGCCTGTGTCAGGTTTGATTCGTATGAATAATATGCCGTCTGTGCAGTATTGTTGATGGCGTTCTGGTGATACCTGAATATAATATCATTATTGGATGTGTTGATCCAAAGGTCGCCGTGAGGCTCTGGGTTTGGTCGTCTATCTCTAGGAGTAAGATGTGGCTCTGGACCATAAACAGTAGGCCCTCCTGGATAGGCCTCGTCCCCCTCATCGAACTCTGGACTGCTATGCACAACGATCTTACCATCTGTAAGAGCCCGGCCAAAAAGAAGGGAGGCATGATCACCAGGCTCTTTAAAATTCGATGCCGTGGTCATATATGGCCCGACTTCTTCTAATTGTAATCCGTCAAACCAAATTGTATTTCCAGGACCACCAAATGAATTATTATCAAGACGAATCGTCATTGAATTCAAATTTGAGAGTCTTGCATGAGTTGGAGCTATAAGAGGATCTGAAGGAGGAGTTGCCTCATACGTTATCTTTTCTCCTACCACACCCCACGGTCTAGGCGAAAGATCAGTATAACTAGAAGCATTTGCATGAATATGTGTGTTGGAGAGATCTATGACATATTCAAATCGCTCCCAGGTATTTCGTGCAGTAAAATCTGCCAAATGATAATTATCAAAATACACAATATTAGAAGTGGGATTGTTGGTGTCGTCCAAATATATGACAAGTTCATGATTTGGAAGAACACTAACATCTGCTGTCGAATTTGAATATGCATAATAAGAAAAGATCCATTTCTTTCCTTCTGGGATTCTAAGTGTGACAGCAGGAGGCCCTTTGCGTATTATTGCCTTAGTGGTCGATCCACCTGTATTTGCAAGAGTCGCATATGCCTCTTCGGCATCTCCTTCGCCAGCAACTCCTCCACTTGAGAGTTGAAGAGAACCAAGCGAAACTGCTCCGAATGTAGTATTTACAAGGCCCAAAGCAGGCGTGAGCACGTCTTGTCTAACTTGAATTTGATATGGTGTCGTCTCATCAAACGAATCAAATTTATATTCATTCGGATTGGCATCCCACATCGAGTAACCGCGTGGCATGATGTTCACACCACGATCAAACTCTCCTAAGGTACCCCGCGCATATAAGTCAAGAAAAACACCACCAACAGCATTATTTGGTGATTGCGTCCAATGGTGATTAATTGTCACACCACCTTCATCATACTCAAGCGGATCTGTTTCATGTTCATGCCCCGCCCCAGCCGTCGTGTTAGCTGTCGAAACAAAAATTGAATTTGAATTTGCAGACCCATCAGGATTCAGAAGATAGTCTGTTACAATCCAAACATCATTATTACTTGATGCGTCTGGCCTTTTATTACCGGCTGTTCCAAAATCTTTAGTAAAATCACCAATGAATAAAAGAACTTCCTTATCTGCAAAAGGAATTGTAAACGCCCCCGCATCAAGCTGAGCTTCAAGAGAACTAAAGTCACCCGAAAGAGAAGCAAACTCCCCCTCTAGTCCCGTAAAATATCCATTCAAAGTTTGGAATGCACTATTGACTCTGAGTATTCCAGTGTCCCGAATATTCCACCAACCCGTTCCACTAGTATCAAAATCAAACCCACCACCAGGATAGATATGCCGGGCCCAGGCATTGGCCGCAGCCAGTGAATCGCTATAGGTGTAATCAAACGAACTATTAACCAAATATATGTAAGGATTAAACTCAGGTATTCCTTCCTCGTCGCCAATAGGAGTAATGTCTACCCAGGTATCATATTGAGGATTAAAATTGTCTTGTCCCGTTGGAGTGGATGCAACATTAGGACCATAGACTCCGCCACCATCGGCCGCACCCGTAGTGGTCGTATAACTATTCGTGTAGTATGTGACAGACTTTCTGTCTGCAATATTTCTGGTCAAATATGTTTCGAGATATACTTGCCCCGTCGCATCAGAAGGTGCATACCTCCAGGCAAGACCCTGACCATATAGTTCGCCTTCGACAACAGTCACGGCAGAACTATTAATAAAACCTCCCGTACTATTCTGCCATCGATTGATGGCATTGGTTTTTAATTCACCAGAAGGAAGTTTATTATGTGCGGATGTATCAATCCAAACATCACCAAACGATGCATTAGTATGTGCTCCAACGCGACCACGAATAAATCCTTTCGACGGATCTTCGTCATTAAAATAACCAATGATTTCTGAATCGGCCATTGCTCCAGTGAGCGTAACTACAATAGTAGTAAAATTATCTCCAAACTCAGCATTAAGATCGTCGGCCGGTTCCCAACCATCTGTCCCTAGACTAATGGCGCGATATGCAAAATAAAAATTATCAGAATCAAACCAAATGTCACCAATATTAGTCGCTGTTGGTGCTTCTGTCTGGACAAATATATTCACATCTGAAGAAATTAAACCAGACGATTCCCCAAGAACCCAGTGCCCAGTAGCAATTATGCTTGCACCACCTATTGCCGCAGTATATATCTTAGGAAAACCACTCTCATCTGCACAGGTATCAATCCAAATATCACCAGGATAAACAGAGGTTGGAATAGTTCCTCCACAATCAGGTCCATCTTGAACAAACAATTCATTATCTACTACTTGAACACTTGGTTCAGAACCAAACCCTTCAGTTATAATACTCTTGGCTAGAATAGTACCATCGACATGAAAATCTGCTCTAGGATTCTGAGTCTTAATACCAATCCTACGCTTATTAGAAATGTACATCATCACGCTATTGGAATATTCAGGATAGTCGGGCTGATATCCAGTCTTGAAATACATACCATTGCTAGGTGTATTATTTGAGGATTGAAATCCTCTACCCTCAACATCAATATCTAATACTAATTTGCCCATTAATCTCTCGCGCTCTGTGTATTAAGAAATCTTATCTAACAGTTGTGCTATTAATCCCTTTATCTCTCCAACGTCACTCTTCAAATGATCAATTTCTCGTTTCATACTATTTATATCGTTCTCGGTAGATTGGCTCCTTTGCATTTGTTTTCTCCTAATAAGAACCTCATCGCGGGCAGACGTATCCACCGATAGCAATGCACTACTATAAGAGTCCTTAACAAAACCAGGGTCTTCTGTTTTAATCTCATTGTCACTATTGGAAGACATATAGTATTATTATGTTACGGCAACAACTCTTAGGTTTCCTATAACAGGGACTTGCGTAGCATTATCAGCAAATCCAACAATCTTGATTGCAAAGTATTTAAATCCATCATAATTATGTCCACGGGAATCCTTATAAGAAATCATATCATTATCTCCAGTCCCAAAAGTATGCTCCATCATATCAAGCCGATTCTTTGAACTCCAATCATTCTTAGAAATAGTATGCCTCTCGTTGTTTGGACTATCCTGCTCCATCTTAACCCATTTCTTATTATCAAATCCCAAAGGATCGGCATCATCTTTGTGCAACACCTTATAATATACATGCACCTTTGACCCAAATGGCTTATGAATGTCCATCTTGACTTCTAAGTCCATTGCATCAAATCCGCTTCTTAACTTCACAGGCTTTGTCACATATCGGAACTTAGAATTGCCTCCTATGGCACCTGTCTCTCCTTGAATAATAATCGCATTATCAGGAAGAAGAGTACCTCCAGAAGTGTGCTGCACAACAGTAGGCGTTTCTGAATAATTCCTTCCTGGATAATCAGAGCTTACTACTAATTTTGTAATCGCATCGCTAGCCTCTGCATTAACTTCTGACACTTCAACATATCCTATATCACTATTGGCATGATCTGAATTTGAAGGAACCAACTTAAATCTATCGCCTACTGTATAACCCTGTCCGCCAGAACCCGAAAACACAATTTGCTCATTTTGAATTCGTCCGTCTGTAATATTATTCTTCAAGGCGATTAATTGCATCGTAGATCGATCAAGAACAGGACTAACTTTAGTGTCACCAGGTGATCTTAGAAGAACTTTAACTTCAAAAGAACCCAAATCATGTTCTTTATTCTTCTCCAATCTTAATGTTCTGTCGGGATATATATCCGTCTTAGGAAGAATAGTAGTATATCCCGATGTGACATCATCAGTATCTGGCGCAGTATATTGATATGTTATTCCTCCAGATTGCTTATCATACCCGAATGGAAGTACAGACTCGGAAGTAAAATGGAAGAAATCAAAATCCACATTTGCCGTAAGAGGAATTTCTTGTTGGCCAGAAATACGTTTTCCGTCTGCATCGCGTAAAATTGCCCACCTCTTTGTTCCTGCTCGGAGTACCGCCTCTCCTTGAGACTGTGTAAATTCGGCTCTTCTAAGTCTAAACATCAAATCTTTATACTGATCTGGTTCCCATGTCCTTGCATTCTGCGACAAGAAAAGAGATCCATTGAAATGCTTCCCGGCCTTGTGCAAATCTATAGAAGTAGGAGCATTACTCTCATAACTTCCCAATATATTTCCACGAAGATCTGATGACCATAAGTAAATAGATTTATTAACTGCTGGCATAGGTCGCACAACAAAACAATAGTCATGACCAGGAAGCAAATATACAGGAGCCGGGAACATAAATGTAGTCACACTTGATCCCTCTGTGTTCATATCTGCATCACTCGCATTTGGCAATCCAGTTGCCCCAGCACCTTCCACTACACCATTCTTATGGTTTATGTCATCCCAATCAACTTTTGCAATCGCCTGATCGGCACCACCAACACAATTCATAGGCCCTTGATCAGGATAACCATTGACCATCTTTCTCATTTCAACAAAAACATCTGCTGCGGCAGAAGAACCCTTTTCAGCAAACCATAAATCTACACCAGTTAAAAATATTCCATGTGTATATTTCTCTTTCGACACAGTAAATGATTGCGCCAAAGGATCAGTCAAAAAGTTAAACGGAATTGTTCCAGGTGTTCCGTTTTCAATATCAGTTAAAATTTCATCCACATATGGAAGAGCATTTCTAATATCATTAATATCTGAGGACATTCTTGATTCGCCCACGAATTGATGACTAGATCTCGTACCTTCTAGTCCGCCAGAAACCGCCTTACCATAAGGCTGATTACCAGTCCATAATGCAGTCCATTTAGAAGGTTTGGGTTCCACACCCTCATTCTGTATACATGCACCATGATCCGTAACTGTTGCCGCTATAATTTCTCCATCCTTTACTGTGGCAAACCCCCTAGAGGCAGCAATAGTTCCGCCAGAAGGAACAATAGAGGGGAATCTACTATGCTGATCATGGAATCTCCAATAATCCTGCCTACCGTTCCCTGTTCCTCCATCATCACCAGCACGCACAAGACTATGCCTCTGACCTATCTTTCTAGATTTCATATTAGATATTTCACCTGTACTAAAACCAGCGGCAGTTCCATATTGTGCATCATAAAATTCATCCCAAGTAATAGAACCTAGACTACCACTTCCGTCAGGTAATTGTGTAGGTTTAGGCGAATACGTCCATTGTTTTGTTGTGGAGTTATAATAAGCACCTACCATTTCTCCACGAAGATATTTACTACTCGTTTTACGGTCATAAGTAACATAAGGATAATTCACACCCCCTGTTTGTAAAACATCAATTCCTGTAGTAACCCATAAAATACCACGCTGGCCATCTGTTTGTCTAGTAGCCCAAAGTTGATTCGATCCATCAGTAGCAATCTTCACACCTTTCTGGGTATCATTTACAATCTCGCCTTGTATCACATCGCGTGTGGCAAAAGCCTCATCAACGAGACTATGAATAGATCCACTCGAAAAATAAGGCGCAGATGCCCTACAACTAACTAAGAATGGATTATTATCTCCACGATCATTGATAGTCAGAGCTTTAGTTCCTACGGTAAACTTAGCCGTATCGGTCTTAGGAAGGTGGAATGTGCCATAATACTCCCCATATGGAGACGTATAAAGTGAACCTGGACCATATGATACAGGACTCCATGGACCTGCAAGTGTATAATAATCTCTATCATCTGCGCCAAGAGTACCAACAATAGCCGCACCAGGACCATTCGATGTCATGCTCGTCCCCCATTCAACTCTTGCCGATCTAGTGGCACCATCATATTCAACAATTGTACCATGCGCTCCTGCATTTTTACCTTTGACAATACTAATTGATGTCATCATATTCCCAAAGGTAGTTAGCGATTCTGTATCGGTAAGTTCGACCGGATCTCCTGTACTAGGATCTGCAAAATGTAACGCCAAGGCATTTGATCTTGAAGGAGCATCATGGTCTAATGTAATCCAAGTCGTAGGATTTCGATTATCACCATCTGCAACTAATGGTCTGGCATATCCAGACCTATGTTCATACCCTGGGTTTGGTGTAATTGGTCGGTATTGAACATCATCTGGGAGAGATGGATCAAACATCATGTTCTGAGAAACACCTATATCATTTTGATTTGTTTTCTTATTACAAGGCCCTGTTGTATTTCCCACAAGTGTAATTCCACTATCCGAAAACTTCTTATTAGGAGTAGCTGTTCCGTAAGTTATTTCAGTAAGGAAGGCAGTGTTCCCGCGCACACCAATTAACTTTGCCTTGGCATTAGGCTCTACATCAATAGAAACCCATTCATGTATTCTCTGACCACTTCTTGTTCCAGTACGTTTCCCTAAACTAATAGCATCGGCACCTCTTCCACTACCTTCAAACCTAACCATACTCGCCGAAGACATATATCCACTCACGTTCAACCCATCAAAATGTCCATAGACAGGCGTTCTCGGTTTCAATCCACGAGCAACCACACTAATATCTCTTGATCTCATATATGTGGCGATCCTTATATCAACAATAGAATTTTCAGTCTTTTGTATTGTGACTTTAGGAATATTAGGAATCTTAGCAAATGATCTAAAATAAGTTTCCCCCAACTCTACTGTAAATTTTTGTGGTTCTGTAAACGTAACATGATAGTGGTCACTAAGATCGCCCCAGGCACCTTGCGTTCCTGACTGTGTTATTCTGGCTCCCATTGCAGCCATATCAATATCATATTCTGTCTCGGCAGTAAATTCTGGAGTACCATCAGTATTAGTCCAACTTCCAAAAATTTCTTGATTAGTTATCTGAGATGTTTCTTCGTATGTTCCTCCCACAAAATCACTACTTCTCACGTCATCTTCAGTAATACCAATATGTTCTAAGGCATTTTGACCAGTCGTTAAATCGACAAATCTAACCTCACCAGAATCTATTGTATCAATAAAGTTATCAAAGTTCGGATTTATTTCCATAAATCCCTGATAGCTCATCACATTAAATGGATTAATATTGACCTTACCACTTCCAGTACCAGTACCGTCTAGCACAGTTGAACCGTCTTCCTCCTGAATAAATTCAGACGATTCAGATGCCGACAACTGATAAGGAGCATCTGGATCAGACCATACAACACTATTATAATTTATAGTAATTGCGTCATCTGCTGTACCAGACGCAGTAGTTTCAGATGATGATCCATCACTATACTGAAACGACCAAGATGTACTGTTAACTGTTGTGGCCGGTCTTAAATGACCTTCCTTAATGTCAAGAGAATAAGTAGGCTCTTTAACTCCATTTACAATATTTACAGTTTCATCGACCTGCCTCTTGACCGTATTAAATGCGTTGAAATTATCAGTCAAAATTCCATTCTTGAATCGTGTCATTCCTTGCGAATCAGTAACGACATCATCTTTGGCTGCACGTTCTAGCGCATTCAATGCCACATAGTATTCAAGATTTCTAACCCTATTATCAATTCGAGCAATATCCTTTACAGTATAACGCCTATTCGTAACCGTATTAAGTAAAGGAATTCCCTTATCATATTGTCGATCTCTTCTACCATATGGGGGCAAGAAAACTTCAAACAATACCATGCCCTGGCTTTCAGGAACATGAGGAGGCCCAGGATAAGAAGAAGGAACACCATTGGCAACTTCTATAGCTCTACCTGGGGTCAAATAAACCTTATCGATTCTCCCCATGTATGCCTTAAATTTATAGTTAGGCATCAAATCTTGATATTGGCCCAAAGGATAAGCCGAAGCATCAACAGGAATAACTACATTATTTACTGTCGAATTTGCTCTAAATACATCGGCTCTATTTTTTGCTGGTCGATAATCAATCACATCAGTTAAAGAATAAACTCTACTAGTTCCCACAAAACTAGGAATGTTTTCGTATCTAATCTGTAGATTAGCTACGGCAGTCACCTTTGCTTCATCTGAAGAAGCCACACCCGAAACCTTATGAATAAAATCCTCTGAAGTAAAATGTGTATTCCCCTCAAAAGGATCTAAATTTACAACCCGAATCTTAGTAGAACTATCAGGAACATCAAACACCTTTGCAGACACACCAGTAGTATTGCCCTTAATAATATCGCCAACAGAAAACGTTCCAGTTACATCCGTAATAGTCAAGTCTTCTGTGTGCTGATAAGAATCCACAGAAAAATATGAAGGCAATCCTGCAACAGATCCTGCACCTATCTCCGAAGTTTGGTGATCCCAATAATCAAAAAGAACCAGGCATTGGCCGTTGGGAACAGGAGCATCAGGCTTTAATTTCAAGGATGCATGGTCATAAATATGATCTCTCTGGCCAGAATCAAATATAAAGTTTGTCGTAATGTTATTTGCGCCTGTTGCCGTCAAGGCTTCTGCATTATTATTGGCCAAGGCCTTGATCATATCAGAAGTTGGATTTCCTTCAGCCCATGTATCAAGAATCTTTACAGAATGAACATCGGCAATTCCTAATGATTGAAAAACATAACTAGGAGGTGCCTGATCATCTGTCTGGCCAAAGGGTTTCTCGATCAGAGCATTGTTTCCAGAATTATTTTTAATTATAATCTGTCCATTGGACAAATTGTGTCCTGTTGTCAATAACCCAGGCGCCAAATCAACTGTGTTAGCCTTGATTAATGTTTTCTTCTTGGGAGCAATGTTTTCGTGAAGCATAGTCGCAATGACATCATAATCGCCTGCACCAAATCCATCACCCGTAGGTAGTGTCACATCCAATGTATGTGCAGAATGACCAGTGGCCGCCACATATTTTATGTCTACCTTTCCATCTCCGTCTCCTTTTGAAAAATCAACAACGCGCCCAGTAGTCTGCTCTACAACATGAACAAATCTATTTAATTCATCTTCCTCTAAAACATTACTGGCTCCATCATATGGAAAGAATCTTTGACCATGATCATAAAGAACCTGGCCTATAGCAATTGACAATTTATTACCAGTCCCAACACCAGCAAAGGTTTGATTTTTAAATGTCCGCTGTGCAGTAAAATGAGTATTACTACTTGTTGCAGTTCCTGATCCATGGGCATTAAGACTCTGGACCCCGGCCCGGCCTGTTGCTCCTAACAAAGTTCCGGCTTGCGGCCCTTTGTAAATTGTATCTCCGTCTATTCTTGTTCCTAAATAGATTCCGTCTCTGGTAAAGGCACCAAGACTTCCCTTAGGCTCGACACCACTAACAGCATCAATATTCCAAAGCGTAGTGAAATTTGGAGTCGCACCTTTAGTAAAAGGAGTAAGAGTTCCAGCCGCCATATTTGTGTCTTGTTCTCGCTGTCGGTAATACTTATAGTCTGATGTGGCATAACCATTCGCATTTGTATTCGCATTAATGCCCACAGACCTTGCGTTCTTCATACTAAAATCAATACGATATGTCGTCTCGCGCGTAGGAGGCGCACTAAACTCACGATCAACAATAGCCAATCCTCGTTTTGCAATTCCATCTAAATTATTAGTAGGAATAAATGTCTCGTCACCAGCAGCCTGAAGATCATATACTTGATTTGCAGTAGATCCTCCAATATAATCTACAATAGTTCTACGATCACCTTCTCCAGGGCCTCCAGTAATCGTAATCGTTGCTCCATTATATGCATCCGACCACAGAGCCCTGGTCCTTTCGTCTAATAGAATCATTCTTCTAGAAGAAATTCCATTGCGCGTAGTTCTAGAAATAAAACCATTAGAAGCAGGAGGTGAACTTCTTGCATAAAAATTGTTTGTAGAGTTAGTAAGGCTTCGTACTCCAATCCAAGTAGAATTTGCAGCCTCAACCTTCCCCTTTTCAATATTCCAATAGCCGCCGTCTACAGTAAACCCTTGAATAGAAACATGATCGGCTCCTGAAGAAAAATCTTCTATGCCTGTAGAAGTATCGCTACTATTACTAAATCCGTGTTCATTCTGAACCAAACTCTTAAACTTATAGTAGGTTAAACTTTCTGCTGTGTCATACCAAACGGCATCAATGTCTGCTCTATTGACTCCATTTGCTGCTCCGTCTACATAATTAGGCCGAAAATCTGTAAGGTATAACCTATACGAACGCCCTTGATCCCATTGATGATTTCTCGCACTAGTGGTGGCCCCGCTATCATAAATCAATGCCTCTGCTCTTGCAGTACCCACAAAAATAGAATTATAAAGATTGGCCGCCTTTGACACACCTTGGAAAGTATCAATATTATTATTTGCACCAAATAAACTATTTGTGATATAACTATCTTGCGAGAACAATGAAACAAGAGGTTGTGCAACTACATCAAAAAATCCTTTTGCAGGAAGTCCACCCGTCCCAACACCAGAACTAGTGAGCGGTGAGGTATTCTGAATATCATGAACCATAACATAGTTGTTGTAAATAATAGGAACTCTTTGCTCCACCACTTCAGTCTCTCGGGCTTTAGGTATTGAAACTTTAAGAGACTGGCCTATATTATTATATTCAAATCCATGAACATATGATTTACCGCCCTCAATTGTAAGGATATACTCATCCGATCCTGCTAATCCAGCATCTCCTGCGGGTGTCTTTTCTTTTATAGTACCTATGTGTGGGTCAACTGTAAAATTACCAGACTGGTCGTATAGCTTTCTGGCTAACGTATTTTCTAACTCGGCATAAAAAGGTGTCTTTACTTGCCGAACTAGTCGTCCATCATCAACTCTTGCAATTTCAAAAAAGTTATTTGTAGAAACAAGTTGTCCTATTTCAGTCGATATGGTACTCGACGCCTGGACTTCTGATATGGTAGTACCATCACCCTTTTTTGTTAGAACCAAATTTATTTTATAACGATCTGCACCAGACCCTGTATAATTACTAAATCCAGCAGAAGGATCCAACAAAGAACTATCAGTCGCACTAGTGACAGTTTCTTCTATGACATCGAACCCAATTCTATATGTAACATTTGAAGTATACTTTCCCAACACAAGAGTCTGGGCATCGGCCTTCACATACTTACCGTTTACAAAATACACACCATCGTTTGTTTCATACACCGAACATGGCCCAGAAACATCAGATTCTGGTGCCACGTTTGCAGTATAATAAGAACCGGTACCATCAGGATCCCACGTTCTTAAAACAAGATTATCTTGAATAAGCCCTTCTGGCTCACCTTCATCCCATTTAACAAATAATGTTGTAGGATCACCTCCTGCATTTGCAGAACCGGACACAACCGTACCAATTGACGAACTTTCAGAAAAATTCTCAGTCCTAATTTGTTTTCCAATAAAATTTGAAACATCTACAATATTACCAAACTTGTCATTTCGATTCAGTTTGACATATCGAACGCTCATCGGGTCAAAATTTTCTTCTCCTCCAGACACACCAACATCAAAAACTTTAGACCCACTCCTAAAAATATGAGCACCACCACGCTCAATTTGAGTCTGAAGAATAGACTGAAGTTGTGTTAACTCTCTGGCTTGGACAGGACGCCCAGGCTGAAATAAAATTCTGAGAAACTTTTTATTTTCATCATAGTCGTCATAATATGGTGACTTATTAAAATTTGCCATTCGATTAGCTATCCTTTAAAATTCAAACACAAGTTTTATATCTGATGATGAACCTTCTGTTCTATATGTAACCTTTTGGTTTTCGTGATAAACTATGTCTCCACTATATTTAGCCAATTGCCCAGGAAGAGAAGGAGAAATTGGATAGATTCCTTTGTACAAAAACTGATCCAAATTAGCAGACGAAACAACACCAACTCCACCCGTACCAATTATATACTGACCATTTGAAAATGTCAGTCCATTATTACTCACCACATTAACTAATGTAATATGCCTACTTCCTGCCCCTGTATCTGGATGATTCCAAACCATTGCGGTTGCCCCAGTATTTGAATTAGTGACAATAGTATTTGCTGGAAAATAAGTAGGTATATCTGAATAACTAACGTCCTGCGAATTAAAATATAAATGTGTCCTTAGATCATATGAAGTGCCTTTAGCCCTAGCATTATCAATAGTCAAAGGATTTCTCAAGAGGCCCGCCTGACGATACTCTGAATCAATACCAACAAAATATCCATCACCATCTACAGAAGACCCCGCTATAGGTAATTTGGGATTAATTATCGCATATCTAGCCCGAAGTTCAGACGCAGGATTAAATCCATGCCCAGAGAAAGGAGGAATATAAACATTTGCATAGGCGTCTGTTCCATTATCCCCATCATATATTCCTTCAATAGTTACCGAACTCACATTTGAGTATCCAGAACCAATTGAACCCACATCAATCGAAACTACATTACCATATCCATTGACATTACCAATGGCTTTTAATCCTGAACCATCACCTATTACTGTAATCTTAGGACCAATCTTGAATGTGTCCCCTACCGCAATTTTATTTGCATTGGGTGTTATAGTAAGAAGATTTGTTCCATCATAATCTGTAATGTCATATATCTTATTTTTGCTGGATCCACTCGTAATCATAATCGAACAATTGTTATAAAAATCAGCTTCCCCTATACCACCCTCTGCTTGAAATTGTAACTTATTACATGCAGTTGTGACGGCCGTTTTAATATTCGCAGTTGCATCTAATGTATCGAGTGAAACCCCCAAGGTTCCATTTGAATAACCAGTACCTCTATATTTCTCTCCTATTCCTACTAGGTTATTTGCAGGAAGAGGAATGTTGAGGATTGTCCCTGGCCCTGCTGACATAATTCCTCCTGTATCAGTCGCAACAGGAATCACATTTGTGGTCACAAAACTCAGACGATCAACCAATTTCACTGTATACATATATTTCCATATGTATCCATCAGGTTCTCGCTTGGCCACTACATCAGTATGGACAGGCATACTCGTAGAATAGGCATTACCATTATTATCTAGGCACTTGTATATATGGTTAATACCAAAAATTCCTGATGGTCCAGCCATAACATAATATCCATTTGCACCAGATCCATATGAACTTGACATGGTATCTGTGTACTTGTCGTAAATAGTGTCTACTTCCCAATCAAAACGATGGACTCCAACGGCAACATCATTTCTGGTAATCCTTACCGCACCGGCCATTGCATTCCAAATCGAAATATGATTAAGGTGGACATCATTGGCGGCATGAGGATCGTGCTCTACGCTTTCAGTTTCTCCCCATTTATCAGGTTTTCCTGCATAAAAATAAACAGAATCAGCCAGAAACGAATTTGCAAAAGCCTTGGCTGCATGATATGAAAATTGTTTTGTTACTAACGGATCAGCCACTACATGATTCCCCTGTTATATATTGTTCCCTTATTTATAATGATTTTAATAATCTGCAAAAAAGCTATTTGCAATGCCCCCGGCAGCAAGCGGAACTTCAAACCTATATGGATGAAAATCAAGTCCATCCTTACCAATCAAATTTTCTCGTAGGCCATACTTCCATGCAAGGTATCCTTCAACCTTTGCAATTTCTGTATTGGCCAGCTTCTCATTGAACACAAGAACCTCGGCAATGTCTCCGTCCCAGTCTGCCGTTCCTGTAACAAGATCTCTATATGAATCAGAAACAAAGTTATTTGTAGATAGTACCTTAACTTCTCTGGTCTGATGGACAAATTGGGTCTGATAACCGGTACCAGGAGGATCAAAATGAAATCTTCCGACAACGGCCGTTACTGCATTAGTGTAGCCCGCGGTGTCTGCATTATTTGCGAAAACAAAAGACTCGAACGTATCTGTGAACCAGGCAAGGAGAGAGTCCCTTGTAAATCTTGCAACAATAAAGTCTCCGTTTGCGGCATCAGGAATAAAAGGAACCCCAAAGGTACCCGTATATGGAGCAGGAGTTATTGTTTTTCCATTATATATCACATACCATGAATTATTTGCAGAATCCCATTCAACAGGAACAAAATGTTCATTAAACCCAAAGGCCGTCGAATGTGCTTCTCCCGTTGCCACACCAAATCTCGCAGCAGCATTCATGTTTGAGTACATAATATATGATTCTGATCCGGTTCCTATTATTGGTGTGACTCCGAAGCCCACAGTCGACCCCGTACCATATTCATAAGGAGTATACATCCTACTATGGCTGGCGCTATAACCTGCCGGGACTCCAAAATCACCATCTACTATAGGAATAATAGAACCATTAGGAGAAACAAAATCAATTCCTCCTTCATTCCGAACCCAAATTTCTCCTTGATTCGGGACCTCCTCTGTATGCGGAGGTATATTTGTATTAGAAACGCCTACGTCGAAAACAATATTCCCTGTCGCACCAACACCCATGATTCCATTGGCTTCTGGATACACAGGGAAGGGAAACAAACCTGTCTTTACTGGCTTCCATTTTCCTATCGAGGTCACAAAAGGACGTTGATCTTCTTCAACTAATGCCGCCCGACTAAGGTGTACTGTCGAGAAGTCTTCCGTGAAACCTATGACTGAATTTGAAAATCGTCTCCCATCTAAATGAAAGTTTAAAAGATCACCGGTTCCATCGTGTTGAGATGCTTGAATAGACATACCAATAATTCGGAACGAAGAAGATGTGTTTGCAGAAGAAAGTCCGCTCCAGTCCGAACCCATCACGCCGAGATGAGTCACCTCGATTGTATTAGCCTGCGCCATTACATCTCTCTGAGCCAGTTCCTCATTGCCCCCTGCAATATTCGTAACAATTGCGCCTGTTTCTCCAACCACATCATATCCAAGATGCATGGTTGCCCTGGCTTTATTTGGAACAAGAACATTAGTATCTCTATTACCACCATAACCAGAATTGAAAATAGTTGGATTGAGTGTGGTATCATATGATGTCGAATTGACTGCAAGATTCGTCTTTGCAACTGCAAAAATCGTCCATGCATTCGACACAGGACGAGGAAGAGCAGTATTTGAAAGATTCGTTAGAGCCTGTAGACCAGATGTCGGGAGCTTTCTTGCAGTCGAATCTCCATGATCCAATGCAATAGAATTGACCGTACCGCCAATAGAAGAGTATGCATAGACGTTGGCATCATTCTTTACTGTGTTTGCGGCAAATCGAAGAGCAGGATATCCATTAGCTGAATTAGCCACATACTGCGGAGGATAATAAAGTCCTTTATGTGTATTTGCAAAAAGATGATGTTCATTAATACTCTTATCCATCCACATATAAACATTAGCGGCACTTACTCCAGGAGCAATATATGGAGACGGAGTGAGGTTAGGATCTGTTCCGTGTATTACAGGATCATATTCTTCGATCATCATACCTTCAATATGATATACAGTATTTCCTGTAGTCAACCCGGCATCAGCATGTGATGTTCTATCTGCCATTTGAATTATCATAGAACTTCTTGTATGGGGCAAAGAAGATAGATCTATTACTGTAGACAATCTTTCCCATTTATTTTCTTCAGTAAACAGAGTCATATTTCCTTGTACAATACCATCTCCTCCGGCAGATGCAACATCAAAGCCCGTAGTATTTGCCAAAGAGAATCGTATAAGAATAGAATTCTCAGAAGTGTCTGATAATACATTAGATGTCATTGCATAACAACTAACCAACCATTTCTTATATGGTTCTAGTACCTGATAAAAATGATGGTCGTCAAGGAACATATCTTTATTAGCGTACTCAAACCCAGTAAATGTGTCGGTGTGCCCCCACATTCTCAAAAATCCAACAGAATCATGCATCTCTGTTAATCGCAATGAATTACCAAGAGGCCCAGGCAAATTTAACCCACTAATCCCGCCTTTTAATGCTGTTTTCTCCACTACAAGATTTGCGAGCAACCCTGAAGCAGGACCACCAAAAACCCCAGGATTAGAAGTCGCAAATCTATCTCCCGTATGAAGCCACGAATCATTCGCCCATACACCAGACGGCAACACCGGACCCCAAGGTATCAGTCCAGTAACCATACGATTCCTAGTGGATCCCCAAAGTCCATTTGCCGTGCTATCAGAAGAAAATTTTCTATAATCAATATGCATAGGCGAAATAGCATCCGCACTCCACCAGCCTGCTAACGAGTTGACAGAATATGGAGTAAAAGGATCGTCTTGATTGCTAATGAATGATGTTTTCATTGCAACGCCACTCTCATCATCACCACCACCCTCCTCATCCGGTGCCATTTTATAGCCAGCTGTTCCACTGGTGCCTGGCCCAACATCATCAGGATACACAACCTTTGTTCCAAATCTCTTGAACCCAGCCGGATGCACGGCCGCCTCTACAATAGACGTATAGTCCTTAAAGTCCTGTTGCGATCTGATGTCATAGGCATACTGCTGATAGTAATAGTTGTCCTGCATGACTGCACTCTTTGTGGACAGATGAGACGACTCGTCAAGATACTGTGGAGCATCTGTCAAAGGTTCTATCGTTCCCATCTCTTCGATCTTGTAGTAGTCCACATAGATCTGACTGCCACCAGAGTCGTCGCCTTGAGATCTAAAAGGAGAGGCATTTACTGTAGTATTATTAGCAGCCTCTTCTAATTGAATACCTGCGACTCTAACCGAAACAGTACCATAGGCACCCGACGAATTTGCAGAGGCGAGCTTTAATAGAATAGTATCTACATTTGCGGCATAGGTATCACCAGACCAAGGATCGGCAGCCCCATCTGAACTTGTCCTATCTTTAGCAAATCTTAATCCTCCCCCTCCTCCCACGAAAGAAGAGAAGCTATTAGGGCCCTGGTCGTAATGCTCTACGAGCGTAACATTTGTATCATCAGTTGTACCATCACCAAGAATTGGAGAGGTAGTATTTGCAAAATTAAAAACAAGGTGCCTTCTTTCCCATGCATCTGTTGCATGAAAATAACCCGCATCAGCAGAATTAGTAGGCGCTCCGTCGGTTATCATAAAAATATTTGAACTAGGCTGCGTCGAATCCTTAAACCAAACCTCCATACGACATTCCGTCTGAGTATGATTATTCGTAGAGGCATAATACGACAAGACCCAACGCTTTCCCTTTGGAATTTGTATAATAAAGGGAGCATCTTTATTGTATGTCGTATTAGAAACAAAAGCAGATCTCGTATAGATATGGGCATTTGCAAATACTGTCGCTTTTGGCCAGGCTGACTGGGTAGAAAGATCGTCAATTAGTTCTACCTCGAACGAATTTGCAGTAGAAAACCCATCGGTACATGCTGTTATGAGACTCGAAATCGTATTGATATAACCCCTCCACCCACCACCATAACTAGGACCATGAATGTGGATCGGATAGGTATTGGACGCAGAAGGGCTTTCCTCTATCTCATAAGAACTTACAGGCGCATCGAACACAGAATATGCCCTATGCACATAATTATGAGTATGCTCGACATCAATAATAGGACGTATATATGTCGTATCTGCACCAAAAGATGCCGTTTCGTTTGGATACGAAAAGACGCGCCTAGGATATTCAAAATTTGATGCGGCAGTATTAGAGAATTCCATGACGTTTCCGTGGCCAGCCAACTGACCCGCTCCTGAACCTGTCGCATATGATTGAAAAACTCTCCAATCTGTAGTCCACGAAGGATTATTTCCAGTTAAATCTGCTCCATTGGCAGACATTGCCCCAGAAGGATATTCAGAACTAAGAATAAAATGATCTCCAGGATGAATATAACCACTCTTAATATAGGACTCGCCATCCGATCCTAACGCCGAATACCCACTATTGAATTGTAAGGCTTCGCCATAACGATAATTCAAATCAAAATTATCTGAATGTGGATCTTTTACGCGCACAGAAAATCTATACAACTTATTCTTGTCTATTAAAATATTATCGTTATGGATTAAATTTACACGGTCTTCTTTACCTAAACTCCCATTAAGAATAGGACCATGTGTTGTGCCCTCATTGCCAACCACCAAAACTTTCCCGCCAGAGGCCGATACATCCTCTATAAATGATATGGCTGGATTAACATAGTTATTACTTGCCCCATACGGAACATACGAATAAACATTCGCTCCTCTCTTACTCCATCTATCATACCACCGACTACCATAAGACCCTGTGATGGTAGAAATTGAATTGACCAAACTATACTCACCATTAGGCCTTTCTATTGAGTCTGTCAATGAACCCCTGTTATCAGAAGGCGCGAGAAAATAATTGGCATTGGCATATCCACTAAAGTCGTCATAGAAAACAGCCTTTGTGGGCGATGCATGAATGATCGTGTTGACATGATTCCCCGTCACGTTTCCTGTATAGATCAGTTCACCTATATCAAACTCTGTCTGTGTCACTGTAGTGTTACCAATAGAAAACTTATTCAAATATACAAAGGTGATGCCATCATCTCTATCCGCAGGATCTCTCCAAGGAAATTGAATGTTATCATAGGTTCTTTCAATACGCTCGACTGTCGCATAGACACCAGAGGTCGCGCCATAGATTCTTCTCCCCACAATATCTTCAATATTATCAGTGGTCCCAAGTCGGATACGAACTTCTGGAGAAAAAGATCCCCCACTAACCGTTAGGATATCTCGATTTGGATAATAGAGTTCAATCTCTTCATTATATAAAAGACGAAACAACAATTTGAAAGAATTTTCTGTTCCTTTGGCCCGATAAAAATCCAAAATATTCTTATAGAAAGTAGAAGTGTCTACAACAGAGTCTAATTGCTTTGGTATATTAGGCGAAAATTCTTTTTTAAAACCATCAAGAAATCTCTCAAAATCAGCCGTATCAAGATCCACATACTCAAGAGCATTCTTACTGAAATATACAGGGCCCATAAAATAAGTGTTCGATACGGAATCATAAATTCCAGTATTGGCACTTTGAAGATGCTCATAATATCGTTCCAAAAAAGAAATAAACTGCGGATGATCATCACGAACAAAACCAGGAACTTGATCCTTGATTAAAAATGAAGTTTGTCGTATGATTGCATTAGCAGTTACCATTATAATATCACCCTAATATGTCCCGCCAGATCCTGATCCTCCACCTCCGCCTCCACTATCAGATCCAGAATCAATATCGGTAGAATACAATCCCCTAGACACACTAAACACATCAGTTATATCTTGTCTATTAGTAGATGTTAATAAAGTATCGTCAACCATAGTAATAGTAATATCAGATGGATCAATTGTGATAATTTGATTAAACGAAGGAATAAGATCGCGAGCATTCGGTTTTACTGTTACACTAATGGTGCTCAATCCATTATTAATAGAAAAGGGAACAAAGTCCTCCAACACAACAACACCAGTAGAATAATTAACTGTACCAACATTTGTAATTATTCTTCTACTGCCGTCTACTCGTATTTGAATAACCCTCACGACACCATCAGTATCATCCAAAGAACAATCCAAATATATAGAATTATTGTGAAGATAAGAAAACAATGTAGATCTTAATACAGGCTTATGGCCATCGTGAGGATGATATATTGGATTAGAAAACCCTATAACATAATCCAAATTTATATTAAGGGATGGTGTGAAAGGTTTTCTTAATTGCACATCCATCAAATTACTTTTAATAGACCTCTCTGTGGAATCAATTAATCCACTTAAAATAGATGACCTGAAATAACTATTAAATTTATTTAATGCAGTAGCCGAATGGTTGGTAATTGTACTAAGAACAAGTCCTCTTAAATTTGTCGCCAAATAAGATGTCTCAGATGGATCATACATAACCTGAATAGTTAATGCAGGATATAGATATTCCGGTTCTACAATTACAGGAGTAATAGATGCTATATTTTGTTCCCTTATTGTGGTCTTTATGTTTTGTTTGTCTATATTTGAAAAAACATATCCTTCTTTTGGCTTAACTGATATATAAACTTTGCCATATTCGGGCGGACTATTATTCTCACCTCCCCAGACATTAACGGCATCTACTCCCACAACATCATTCAATACCCGAGAACGATAATCTCCAGTAGTCACCGATCTATTTTGGGATTCAAAATTCAAAGGCGCCAAAAATTTAATTGAATCTACTGTCTCTCTTTCTTCACCACCATTAGATGAGGAATCAGGATCAGTCAAGTTGACGATAGCCGAACTAATTAAAACATCTTCGGCATAAAAAGTATCACCTAAGGTGAAGGTTCTTATATTATTTCCTTCCGGACCCAACATAGATACTGCATATTCAGCCCTCACAACCTGCCCAGACAATAAACCTCTACCCACAACCCCATCACCAAAATATATCTCATGGTGCTGACTCGCTACCTCTTGCACAAAGAAGACATTACTAGTGGCCCCAAATTCAGTATAATTTTCTTTTTTATTAAAATTGTTTCAATCTACAGTAACAGATAAGGTACTAATATCCACATTTGCACTAGGTATAATAAACTTTTGAGATGACTGTCCTGTAGAAATATAACTTTCACTAAATGCCACACCCTCCTTCAACTGAACATTTGTGGCAATATAAGTAGATCTGGTTGTATTAGGATCTACCATTATTGCAGATTCTATTTTAGTTGTCAAAAAAGTATATGTCTCATCATTTATTGTTGTCACAAATGGCGTATACTTAGGAATATTAAGTGTTGCAGATCCTGTCTCACCAAGAGTCGAACTAATGAATGATAAGCTCACATCGACAACAGAACCTTTCATCGACCTAGGTGTATAACCTAACTGTTTTGCTCTTGATACAACATTATCACGAACAACAGAACTATCCAAAAACATTTCACTGGCCAGCATATTGGCATAAAATGCATTATAGTGTGTGTTATATGCAAGAATGTCTAACAGAATAGACATGCCAGAACCATCAAAATCATAATCGGTAAATTGATCCTGATTTCTCAAAAAAGTTTTAAAGGCAGCCTTTATTTGATCAAAGTCAAGTTCAGATACCTTTAACGCATTTGTTACTGATGTAGTCGCCATGTTATCTTACTCTCTCTAAAAATAGTTCTGACACTTGTTCGGCTGGTACTCTTTCAATAAAATAATATAACGTAACATAAAAACCATGCTGATCAGGACTCACATGAACACTAACCCTATTTAAATTTATTCTAGGTTCATAATTATTTAATACAGATTCTATTTCATGTTGTATTTTAGTGGCCGTGCGTGTGTCTGCATTTTCAAACAAATATGACGTGACGCTAGAACCGAGATCAGGATGAAAGGGTCTTTCATTATGCTCTGTCAATATCAAATTTCTGACTGCCCTCTTTATGGACTGTTCTCCTGTAAGGATATTTAGTTTCTTGGTATTAGGATGGGCTGTAAAATTAAGATCCAAGTCGTGATATGTTTTTGTTGATGGATAGGCCAAATTAATTTTCCTTCGTTTGTTCTATTTATCCTAATTAATCAAACTGTTAATGATTTCACACCAACTGCTAACGGATCGGTACTATCAGAGAGTGTTATAACTCCTATCGTCTGAAGCATTATACCAGCAGGAAATAAAACAATATTGGAACCAGCCGCAAGGCCTCCTGGTACTGCCGAAGCGGCACCGCATTTAAGACCTATATTACCAACCGATCCTATATGTACTCCTCCCGTGCCTCCAATATCTGTAACCCCATCGGCACTCAACGTAAGGGCTGCTCCACCTCCTACAGTTGTAATCCCCAAAGAACCATAGGTAGCATCGGCATATCCCATGCATTGCAAAGTTCCGACCGATGTAATATCAACTGCCCCCATACCAAACATAGACGCAACTCCAACAGCCATTATTGAAGCCGAGCCTTGAGAAAACGTTTCGGCATCTCCCCCTGTATGAAGAGCACTCGATCCCTCAACCTTCTGCCAATCGTCTCCCATGGTTGCCTTAAAATGATCATTCATGACTTTGCTCACCTTTTTTCCGTCTGGATGAATTTCATAAAAAGTTCCTGTGCGATGCGACTCCTTGATCCTTTCGGCCCCTGGGGTATCATCTGTCTCACGAACATGCCCACTCTCAGACAACTCAACTCGGTTAAAAGGATAAACTGCCGCGAAAGGATTGTCTGGTTCTTTTCCAATCCTACCAGACGGAGTAATCACAAGCCCCTTACTACCCATATGCGATTCTGTTATAGTTCCTTTCGATACACCACGCGCCAACCTAGGAACATTAACTTCATTTGGTTCATATGGAGCACTATCATGAACATCTGCAATCGTAACTGTTCCTGTTGCGTCATTAACATCCACAAAAGAAGCAGCAGGAAGTCCAGGAACAGGACGGTTGGTAGGATAATCATCCCTGTCAACAAACTCACTAAGTCTCTGAAGATGATCTATAGAACTCAATACATCAGTTGCCTCATTTAATCTATCTTGTATCTTTGCTGTTCGCTCAATAAAATTAGTAGAAGTTTTAGTGGCTGCAACATCTTCTTGTTCCGCTTTACCAAATTTTTCAATGGCATTTAGGACAGCATCCTTTGCAGGACCTTCGGTAATGCCATCAGTAGGGATGGATATAAGCCCTAATTTGGTAGCCTCTATAAGCGACTGCAAAGCCTTAGTGGTGCCAAAAACCTGTTCTTGTAAAGTTGAAATACTTATATTTATTGAATCAAGGTCAACTTGACTAATCGGTCCGCCATCAGTATGGCCCCAACTATGAGGTGGTGGCGGACTAAAAGTATCATTAATTTTTTCTTGCAACTCTGTTGTGTTTTTATGCGGAGCAGCCATTCGATTTCTTCCTCCTTTTTATTATGATATGAGGCTCTGTGCTTTGAGCTTAACCTGAATAACCTTACCCAATTTAATAACTTGTTGTATTTTCTGAAGAATAGAAATAACTTGAAGTGTTCTGGCTAATGCTTTTTGAACTTCAGGTTGCTGTAATGCAATGACAACTCCAACTCTAATTCCGGCACCAGTTAATCCTGAAGTGCTAAATTCGGCTACTGATTTTTCTATATCATCCCATTCATACTCCCCACTAACAATCTTATCAAGAACATCAGGAGCATCTGAAAAAGTCTCCAAAACATTTCTCCCCACATTTTCAATCGATTCAACACCCTGGTTGGCTAATTCTCCAGCATTTGCAAGCCAACCTTCAATCTCTGCGCCATATGCACTTAATGCTTCTGCATCTAGCGCATCTACAACTGCTACCCCTGCATCTATTGCCGGAAGAGCAAGGTTCCCCACAGCAATTGTGGCACTTAGTACCTGACTCGTAGCCTTTAATTTATCTCCCCCAACATCCAAGGTAACAAGAGAGGCAGTAGCCGTTGTTAATCCTCCTATGAGTTCTGCTGCATTATACGCCACCTGTCCAACCTTTTGCAATGACGCACCAGATCCTACTGGAGTTCCCGGTTCTACAATTCCCGGCTCTACCACCTCCCCCTCTACACTAGACGGAGCTTCTATATTAACAGCTTCTGCATCTTTGGCACGAAGATGATCCACAATTTCATCTAAGGTAGGACGAGACTTCCCCATTTCCTTACTTAAAACTCCATCTCCCTGTAAAGCATCTTCGGCGAGCTTTAATTCAAGTGCATCTTTCTCTAACTGTGACGCAGTTCTAGCTACAGCAACACGATAAACACTTCCCCCATCATCTGTAACATCAACATAATCACCTACCCGTTTATACTCATTAACTACTAAATTTATCTTACCTGTCATCGCATCTAAAAATTCTTCTGTGGTAGTCTGTATTACAGCGTCTACTATACTTCGGTCATTGGGATTCAATTTATTTAAATCCTCTTCAGAAAGAGATTCAAACATACCCTTTACTTCCATATACTGGCTTGTTGTAAAGTCCTCTTCCCCAGTCGCATCATATATCAATCGAGGTAGGTCACCAACAGTTGCTCGCAAACCAGACTTAATTACCTGTGATGTAACTCCTCTAATTTTTGCGGCATTGCTCTCACCTGCACCAGCATCACGAATAATTGCCTCTCCTTGACTTGAAGTTGACACGCTATTAGCTGCCTCGCTCATAAATTGTCTGCTAGTCACACCAGGAACTGCACCATCTGGTAATATGGCCAATGGACGTTTAGGGTCATCTGGATCTGGCATGAAATTAGCAAGTCCTGTATCACATTGCCCCAAAATAAGAGGATGCTCACAATCAGGATCCTGAAAAAAACCAACACACCATGTTCCTTCTTTAGGAGCCTTAACGCTTCCTTGGTCGGAATTAAAAGGAATCATAGGATATGCCCAAGGTAATGTACTAGTCGGTGTCTCCTCTTTAGATTGAGAATGATATCCAGTTATACGCACCTGGCATCTTCCCAAAAATTCAGGATCCATTCGATTTTCTACTACACCTTTCCATACTTCCATAGATGTAAATCCTTTCTTTAAGACGACTCTTTACAACATTCCATAACAGTTTCATATGACGACGGATCAGAAAGTATTTTATGTGTCACGGCAGTCACCAAATAATTACCTGTGATGTACTTGTCCTTAGAAGGCGTTCCTCCTGAAACCGTTCCACGTGATCCGGGCGATGGAATAGAAAAATTAATAATATCTCCACATCTTCGGCGACTATCTCCAGGAACAGAAAGTTCAATGACTTGATTTCCAAATAACGCCTGCATTGTTGCATTTCGATTCAAAAGATCAACCTCATTAAAAGCGTCCATTGTGGGACCAAATGAATCGCCATATGCCTTCTGCTTTACAACATAAAATTCACGACTCTCAGGCCTTTCGGTCAACTCTTTAGTCCTAGTATGAGCAGCCGAATGTCCAGATGTGCTAGTGTTTAAATGAAGTGACCTTTCAAAAAATGACTTATAATTATGATCCGTGTAATATAAAACTCTCTTCCATAAATCGTGGGTAACAACTCTACTAGAATACATTCCAGATAAAATATTATCAACCGTATTCATTCTCTTTTTTTCTGTCCAACGATTAACAGAATAAAAATCGTCTGCGTTTTTATGTTGATTAAATGTGTCAGCACCTTTTGGCGACCAAACATATTTCGCAGAAATCTTGGGATCTTCCCATAACCTTTCTAACGAATAAAAATAATATCCTCCTATTGTTCCTGTTCCATCGTCGCAAAGTTCAGTGCATGTAAACGTAGAATTTTTATAAGGCACTACATCTGTAGCCCGAGCAGCCAATTTGCTTAATGTGTCGAGCGGCCTCCAACCAGGAATGGCAATAGTAGCAAGTCCTGTCGAAGGCATAGATCTAAATTTTTTAACTGGCCGATCAGTAACAGAACCAACACTAGCCAGATATGCGCTGTACACTTTTTTGGCCATATCAGAATAAGATAATTTATGATATCCTTTACGAACCCTTCTTGTTATAGATGAAATAGCTTCCGGTGATATAAAATCAAATGAATAAATCATTGCAGCATCAGTGGGCATAATCCTAGGAGAATATCCCGTAACAGATCCTTCAAAATCAATAACAGGCAAAGTTGGAGTGCCAAATCTAACGCGAACTCTTTCTTCGCCTGTTAAGTTATAACTATCAAGTAAATTAATCGAATCGGAAAGTTCAACTCTTCCTGCTATATGAGGTGTGAATAAATCTTCTGTTAATGTAAGACTTCCAAACAAGCCTATTACATCAACCAAATCACCTCTTGGTACATGTATGTCAATATTTGTGACCTTTGGTTCGCCAGGCCTCTGTAATCTTTCTTCTTTAAACGCCATGTTTATCCTCGGCCGACTGTAGATCCCACTATTCTTTCAAACTGCTCAACCAAACTACCCAAATATTGCCTGTCTAATAATTTAATTTTCCTTTTACTCTCGTTCAACTTATGTTCATAATCATAATTCGACACATTTTTTACACATTGATGTTTTTGAAAATCAGCTACAGACTCTCCGGCAACAGAAAATGTAAAGTCGCTGTTACAATGTACTCCCCCAGCCAAATAAACATCACCCACTTCATAGCCATAACCAGAAACCTCCGCCTTCAACTCTATTGTCTCGTTATGGTGTGTTGTCGTAGATGCAGCCTCAAGACTTCCATACTTGGCAACTATATACTTTTCAAATTGAACAGAAGGCAGTGGCCAATCCCAATGTGGATCTGTCATTTCGTTGGTTAAAAGAACTACCCAATGAAATTTAGGCGATCCATAATAAGCCGTGGCAATAAACTCAGGCGTCTCTCCCTCTTTTATATCATATGGATAATATAAAGTTCTGTTAATCTTAGACTCAAGTGTAATCTGTGCTCGCTTAAAGACATTAGACACCACCTTTAAAGAAGTGCTATCTCTTTCTCTGTATGCCAGTTTAGGTAATGTTTGAAAATAATCCATTAGTATCCGCCACCATCTTCGGCTGATAACATTCTATGTTTATGCATGAGTTCCATTTCTGTAAAATTTAATGTAAGGTCTGTCTGTAATGGATACCCACCCTTAAATGTCTGGTTTGTTGGGGCACCGCTATAATTTACCTGTACACTATCTAACGCACATGTTCCTATCTTGTGAGCCCTTACTCCATGATATTTAATTTCAAAGACATTAGGATACACCCAATATCTTCCAAATAATCCCGCCTTCTGATCCGCTAACTCAGGAGCGGCAGAGACTTTAAATGCCCGCACAATATCCTCAATCTCTTGTGCCTCATTCAAACTCTTAGGAGCCATTGCAAAGGTATAAGTAAATTTTCTAAAACCAAGGCCCTTAAAAAAATGCTCTAAGTGATTATTAACGGCAACACCCTCACCTCTTGTCGCAAGTTCAGGCAAAGCCGCAGAAGCAAATTTTGCGCTAAGATAGCGTCCCATTATTTCGTCAGATCCAGCAGTATCAAAAGCTCTCTGCAATTGTTGCAGCCATGCCACACCACCTTGTTCCCATGCCGATCCTCCCTCAAAAACATCAGTAGAATGCCATAGAGGCGAGAATTGTTCTTGTATCTGAAGAGGTAGAAACAATCGAATAGATCCCGCAAGTTTAATCAACGGAGGGGATGCCTTGCGGCCGCCTGTTATGTAATCACTCTGAAATTGAGGCCATCCTTCAACACCGGCTATATCTTGAAAAACTACCTCTTTTCCCCATTCAACAAACTCAGATCCTAAGCCTATAAAGAAATCGCCCACCTGGTTTACTATCGCCGAAACATTCCCAGGATCAAGTGTAGTATTATCATAGAATCTTTTACTATCGGTTCCAGTTCTGAACGTAGACCCTTCAAACTTTTTAACCAAAAACTCTATATAATGTCCATGAAGCCCGGGCTGATCGTGTTCCCCCTCAGTATCATAATCCTCCGGAAACGCAAAATCATACGTTTGATTGCGAAGAACCTCCTGAGAAATTATAGCCTCTGGAGATTGAGGAGCAACAGTGGCAGTAGTAACATCTCTTACAGTATCCTGGCCAGTCACACTACCTTCTGCTTCTGGATTCGGATATGCCGAGTACCCGGGATCAAAACTCATAAAATTATCTCCTAAAACAGAACATTCTGCTTCAACTATTTATACATATTACCATGAGTTACAAAGGTAAATGGCGACCAAAGAATAGAAACAAGTATGAAGGCAATCCCAACAAGATTGTCTATCGTTCGCTATGGGAACGACAGGCTTTTCGTTGGTGCGACGACAACGACAACATCAAACGATGGTCCAGCGAATCGGTTGTCGTCCCTTATCGTTCACAAGTAGACGGCAAATATCATCGTTACTTCGTCGATCTCAAGATCACATTCAATGACGGGCGAACACTTCTGGTCGAAATCAAACCCAAACGCCAGACAAAACCCCCCGAAAAGAAGTCTCGAAGATCTCGAAGATACTTAAAAGAAGTCGTATCCTATGGTATCAATACCTCAAAATGGAAGTATGCCGAAGAATATGCAAAGGATCGAGGCTGGGAATTTCAGATATGGACCGAGGATACCCTTCGCAGTTTAGGCATAAAAATCCTGAAATAGGATAAATAGGTGTATGCCTAGACGACCAAGAAACGTATTCACGAAGATGATAGAACGAGAAGTCCACTCTGGGGGCTATCCAAGAAAGGCTCGCGCATCTATAAAGTGGCTTTTACGAAAGGCCCGAGAAGCCAAACAACGAAGAATCGGCACGTCAAAGCTAAGAAACATGAACGAACAGGTACTACTCCGCAAACTAAAAACACCCGAATCATTAAAAAGTCAAATCATGCTAGGACATATGTTCATGTTTACCTATGAACCAAAAGGAAAAGACACTCTCGAATACTATGATGAGTTTCCTCTTGTGTTTCCTATTGACGATTATTCGGATGGGTTTCTAGGAATCAATATGCACTATCTTGATCCTCGTGACCGAGCCCGATTAATGGACGGGCTATATGACACCGTTAGCGACGAGAACTATGATGAAAAAACTAAGCTAAAATTGACATATGAAATTTTAAAAGGAGTGTCTAAATATAGTTACTTTCGCCCTTGCATAAAAAGGTATCTTAACTCAAATGTAAAATCACAATTCCTCAAAGTCGAAAGTGCAGAATGGGACAATGTATTATTTTTACCAACAGAGAGATTTAAAAAAGCAAACCGAAGAAAAGTTTGGGACAATAGTAAAAAGGAAATAACCACTAATGCCACAAAGAATATTACCTGAGTCAGCTTTTAAAGATGCCTATCCTCACGACCCAAATATAGACGATTTCAAAGCCAAGGCGCCGTTAGGGTTTGCAGTTCCCTCACTCTGGACCCTAGAAATAAAAAAACCAGCCAATGCAATAGTTGGCGACAGACAATTCGATGGGTTTGAAAAAGATCTAATGTTTTTATGCAATCGGGCCGTTCTATCAGGTAGACATTTTGCCACAAACGAAATCAATACATACGGCCCAATTCGCAAGATGCCCTATCAATCAATATATGATGAGCTTCAAGTGTCAATGTATTGTCGTGTCAATTTAACAGAAAGAAAATTCTTTGATGCTTGGCAAAATCTAATTCACAGCAAAAGCAAAAACGAATGGAGATTCTATGATGAGTATACCCACCCTATAGAAATTACTTGCTACTCACCACAGAGCACAGAGTCGGCCAGACAATACAATAAAAAGGCTTCCAAGTCTTGGGCCCAAGGAGGACAAGTAGAGGGTCCATATCGAGGACGTGGAACCTTATCTCCTGATCAGCAAGCGCACATAGACGCCTTTGCAAAAGGTATATCTGACGATTTTATGGAAGCTGTAAAAACAGGCTTATATGCAACCCATAAAATAAAATTGTATAATGCCTATCCTATGAACATTCAACCTATTGCGCTAGACTGGGGAACGCAAAACGAAATCATGAGGCTAGACGTAACATTTACATACAGACAATGGGTAGCACAAAATGTTACCGGGTATAGAAACATTCTAGATTCAGCCAAAGATGAAGAAACAGAACAAGGTCCCTCCTTGGCCGACTTTCTAAGTTGGACAGCCGACACCCTAGAAAAGGTTGATCTATATACAGATTCATTACCAGAATGGATGAAAACTGCGTCTCGTAATTTCCGTCCAGAGGCAGTTAGCGGAAACGAAATCGCAATTAGAAACAAATTTGCATCATTATTTTAACACAAGGAGTTAAAAATTATTATGGCTTTACCTAAACTGAATGCACCTGAATATGAATTGGAGCTTCCATCAAACGGACAGACAATTAAATACCGACCATTCCTAGTCAAAGAACAAAAAATATTAATGATTGCCCATGAAGGAGAGGATGAAAAAGAAACCGTTGGTGCACTAACACAAATTTTATCAAACTGTTGCCTGACAGAAAACATCAAGATAGATGAATTGCCTTTGTTTGATATTGAATATTTTTTCTTACAACTTAGGTCTAAGTCTGTAGGTGAAAAAGTCAGACTGCTTTTTAGGCATCAAGAGTGTCCAAAAAATGATAACAAACCTGCAAAAAATCAAACCGAAATTGAAGTTGACTTAACCAAGACGAAAGTTATAAAAAACAAAAATCATAATCCAAAAATAAAACTAACAAAAGACATTGGTGTTCTAATGAAACATCCCAAAATCAACTCTATTGATAGCACTAATGGCCAATCAGAAATGACCACAGTCTTTAATATGATAGGAGAATGTATAGAACAAATATATGATGCCGATAACACCTATAGTTCATCCGACTACACACCCAAAGAATTAGAAGAGTTTTTATCTGACATGACAGAAGAGCAGTTTGGGAAAATTCAATTGTTTTTTGACACGATGCCAAAGATAAAACAAGACATTAAATTTAAATGCACAGACTGTAAATACGAAGATACCGTGGAGGTGGAAGGGTTGCAGAATTTTTTTACATAGGGCTTTCTCATGATTCATTGAAGAACTATTATGATCTCAATTTTATATTAATGCAAGAACATAAGTACAGCCTTACAGAACTTGATGACATGATGCCCTGGGAAAGAGAAATATACATAGAACTACTGAAAAGACATATAGAAAAAAAGAACGAAGAAGCAAAAGCCCAAGAAGATAAAATGAAAAGGACGGCAAGATAAATGGCACTACCAAGACTAGGCGGATC